GTCATCTACTGGATTTTCACTCAAAAAAAGTCCAATACTACGGATGGTCATCATTGCAGGTCATAGGCATGATCAGTATTGATCATGAAAGCACGTCTAATACGATCTTGATAGATCTTGATTGATATTATCGATATTAGCGCTTTTGCTATTAGACATCCACAATCCTAAGAAGATACCCAGGTGGGGTATAGATCTTGATGCGTTAACTACCCTCCAGTGAAGAACCGGAGTGCCTTTGCTGCCTCGCGGAATGGGCGATGCGGAGCAGTGGTGTTGCAAACAGCATGCTCAGGACCGCGGTAGTAGTTCCTGTCACGGTCATCATGCCCTAGATGCCACTCCTCGGTAGGATGGATAAGCCTGCGACAGTCCGGGCGCCAACAGCGCACCCTCCCCGTGGCCACAATGGGAGCCCATTGAGACCTAAGTACCTGATGGACTCTCCCGTAGCCGCGCTCCGTGGTCTTGCCATAGCTCCTAGTCGTCATCGGATACCGTCCCTGGAATGCTCATCTACATCATGTGTGACAGTCATGGCCCATCCGAGATGGTCGGTACGTACGTCAATAGTTACGGGTAGGGAACGTATGAGTGCACCAGCTAGAGCTACGCTTACAGCCTGCATGTAAGGCGCCGGCTTGGTCTTGCGATCAGCTAGCTCGGCCAGGAATGAAGGTGGCTGCTGCTGCCATTGATTAAGATCCTGGTCCAGGAGGGTCTCACCGTCGATGATGACTGTAGCCCTACTCATGGCAATCAAAAGCTAGTTCTGCAGCCGCACCGGCTAGCTCATCATTAGCTTTCTTCAAATCCGCGCGCAGCTGCTTGAGCTCTACGTTTGGGATGATCGTGAAATCCTGATCATTCTCAAGCATGTAGACGAGTGAATCGCCAATGATCTGAAGGGTTGCTTTGATGGATTCGACCATATGGGTGGGCTTGCCACGAAGATCAAGCCCGGGTAGGTGGAAGTTGGCGGCTGGCCTATCCGTTCCGTTTCCGGGATGTGTGAATCCTGCAGATAGAGCTGCTGCGATGGCGTTAGCGGCTTCCTGGTTTTTGACTGTCATATAAGTGGACGCTTCGATAACTGCCAGTCGACGAGCTCGTCTATCCAGTCCGGACAAATTGGATCAGAAAGATCTGATGTGATTGGTCTTGGTCCTATCGCTTCATTCATCACAACCGCCCATTGTAGGTCAGGTGGCTACGTTGTGCCTGGTAGCTCTGCTCATTTGTGGTATCCAGCAGCTCGTATAGCTTTCGCTAATTCCATTCCTTCGAATCGCTGAGCTAAGTCTAGTAGCTCCTGTAGATCCATCTGCTGATCATGTTCGATTGACTCGACTTCCATGGATATATCCTCTAAGGAGGAAGCATCGTAGTTAATGTGCTCGTGTGGAACCATTCCCTGGTAGGCTGCAGCTTCTCGTAGGGCCGCGGCAGCTCTACGGAGACGCTCAGAGAAGCTTGTGTCAGGGGTAATGATGATCATAAACGCCCCCCGGATGCGAAGTGGCCGAGCTGCGCCTGGTCTAGCTGATGGCAGGCGTGAGCTGTAGCGTGCTGGTGCTGCTCGTTAACAAAGCCGATGAACTCATCAACATCGGTGAATCCGAATACTTGCATGATGGTGACGTAGTCTCGTCTGGTTAGAGCAGTTCCACGCTTGTAGGCCATTGAAACATTCCTATCTGGGGTTTATATACGCGCCCCAATTTTGAGCAGCGTTAGCTTACTGGCAGGATAGTGCATGCACGGGGTTTGCACCACTACGTCTGCGCGCGTACTCAACAACATCCCCTACTCGGTATCGCCGAACACCGTCTGGGGAGATTATCGAGTTGATGTGACCTCGTCGTGCCCAATGCCTGAATGATTGCGGGTTGACGTGAAACAGATCCGCTAGCTCGCTTGGGGTTAGCCAGTCATCGATGCATAACGGCTGATCAGACGGCATTACCCAGCCTTGCCCTAGTTGATTCCAGCGGTTGTCTAGATCGGCTAGGGCAGCGATTGGGTTATCAATCTGCCCGGCCAGGGACATCTCTAGAAGCTTGCGGTATGAGGTTGCGACGCGCCGCGCCCTGGCTACTCGATCGGTCTCGGGCCATGGCCACACGTCTGTCACATCTGACAGGTTACGGCGTTTTTGAAACGGTACTGGCTGCGGAACCGTCAAAAGTTATCTAACTGTGACACACATCACAAACACACCCTGTTTCCGAGACCGGATCTAGGTGGTATGCTCCCAGGCATGAAAAGCTTCGACAGGTTAGACGCAAACACCTGGTCGGACGATAACCTTCCAGATGGTTATGAGTGGCGTGAATTTAACGCTGAGCTTGATCAATGGCATCTCTATGGACCAGATGGAACAGATCTCACAACTGAATATCATCTACATCAAGGTTTCTACGAATAGCACATAGTAGAAGGCGAAATGACAGACAATGGTCTTGATATAGCTATTCCGCTCGTTATAATTGCACTCACAGCTATCGGAACTGGAGTCTATAAGCTTCAATCATTTCTAGAACGTTGGGATCAACAACGACACTTCAAGGACTAGGAAAGGCAACTCCCATGCAACTCGGATTAAACGGTCTAGGAGACATCACTAAAGTACTCCCGGAGGTCATGAACATGTCACGAGCAACCCAGAGGGAACTTTCTGAGATCCGAATCCTACTTAAGGAACTTGTTGACCTTCAGAGCCGCGCACTTCTGCTAGCATCAATGGAATCACACCAATGATAATTTGCGATAGGTGCAACGCGCGCGCCAAAACAGAAGTTATCATGAAATCAGGACTTTACTTATCGTTTTGCTGGCATCATTGGAATAGACATAAAACAGCTATAACACCGATGATTGTCAGCGTACGTGATATTGAACACGAACTTATAGAGTGCCAAAACGATTGCGAGTAGATGTGACCTTATCTAACGCTGAATTCCGCTGCCTGCGTGAGTTCCTTGGACTTCCTGTGCAATGGGTTGCGCAAGAACTACGCGTCAATGAACATACTGTTCGTGATTGGGAGACTAATGATCGACCTATCCCAGGTTACGCATCTGATTACCTATCTGATTTAGGTAAGAATGCTAAACACGCAGTAGAGAAATTAATCATGAAGTGGGATAGTCAAATCGCACTTCAAGTCCCTAAAGGGTCTCGACAAAACTATGAAGAGCACTTTCCGCCATCATACCACCGCGCGGTGGCATCACGAGTGCGTGAGAATATCGGATCTAGAATTAGATACCAAGAGGACTGATGAGCGCAACAGAATACCTAGTAGATAACAACATTGATCGATTAGATCAGTGCTGTGAAATATGGAGCTGCCGTAACCTAAATACATTCGCTTCATGGGTACTAACTATGTCATGCTGTGGAGGAAAAGTTCTTACCTGTGAATCATGCAAACTATTCTGGATTGACAAACAACATGATGCAGGACTGGTATGCTACAGATGTGGAACAAGGAATAAAACCGTTGCGATGGCATTTATGGATATACGAAGAATAAATTAGCATCCAGAAACCGAAGCATCAGAATCGCTAAGCATTCCCCGCAAGAGCTCAACTACTGCATACCCATCAATTCCAGCCAAATCATCTTCGGTCATGGTAAGTAGTCTCCGTACTTCATAAAGCTTAGAATCCGATTCAATCAAACGATATTGAGCTTCGGCCAACAACCACTTCAACATTTCAGTCTCCTCATGCTCGTGCTCAGCCATGATCATATGTGCCAACCAGTTGTATTCACGTTCAGTCCAACGGCCGCCACATGTCATGCAATCGATGTCGGTGGAACCGTTATTGATTCCCAGGGTAGGAGCACCACAATCGAGAATGGGGCATGGCATCGATAACCTACGACGCTGGTGTGTTTGACCTAGTAATGTTTCAACATCATGATGTAGATCCGATAATTTAAGTGCCACATCAACTCCATCGAGTTCTACAGCTTCCCATCCTCCGGTTTTAAACCACACCGACACCGACTGTTGTGGCGCCGTGAGTAAGGCCCTGAGATTATCAGGCAGCACCCGTGCGGCTTGCGCGATGACCGGTTTATCACGAACTGGCCAGCCTTTAGCTTTGTGTCGAATCTTAGGATCGATGCCGAGTGTTTCGGCTACCATCCATAGCGCTGCTTCACACCATTCGCCCAGGGAGCTGTGTAGCGCTAGGACGGTGCCGTTGAGCGGCATCGGCGGTTCAGGTGTTCCGCTGACATGCAAATTCGCACTTTGTGTTTTATCTCCTATGGCAGCGTTGAGCGCTTCGGAATCGGCCTGTAGCGCCATTACCGATCTTTGTACTGCTGCGTAGCAGCGCCTGCATAGTCCGCGTTGTTCGGCGATGATTGCGCTGATGCGTTGTCCGTTGATGGTTTGGGCGTCTCTACATCGTTTTTCGGCTGCGCAGTAGTGGTCAGTCATCATCTATCGTGAACTTACCTGGTGATATGAAATGATATTGCGGATAAATAACATCTTTATCATCGTCGTCGCCGTAAACCTCGTTGAGTATGCGGTGTAGTCGTTCAATGGCTGCTGGCATGTCAAAGTTAAGACTGGGACGATCTCCAGTGTAGTAGGCCGTTCCGAACCGTCCGTCTATTCGCTTTGCTCTAGTCATACCTTATGCTCCAGCCAATCGTTTAAATACCAAATAGCTTTGCGAATATCTTGCTCATCGTTTTCTTTACCGCCAAAGGCAACACGCCAAATATACTTCATCGCCGTAGCGAGCCGAAAATCCTTTATATGCCTAATAATCTCAATACACTCAATAACTCTGCAAGGTATAGATGCATTATTATATATATATGTAATAGGCTTATGATGTAATGAAACCAGTGGACCCCTAATATAATGCGGTGGATGGTTGACCATGTCTGGTTTATCGTCCACGTTTCGCCTCTGCTGTTAATTTCACCGACATTCCAATACGTGCGTTATGTTCTCTTGTACGATAATGCTTACCGCATTGGCAATCATTTTTACATGGGGCTGCCGGCATTTAAAATCCTTTGAGCTGGTGGGTTAAGCTTGACTTCTATGGCACGCACTAATGCTTCGATAGAATAACGGCCTAGAATTATTTGGTTACACGTGACACACGCAAGGCAACGTATACAGTTTCGGCATCCTAATTCCGGTGAATGTTCACATCCAGTCTTATTATGTTCATGATCGACAGCAAGCATTTTTGATATTCCTTTAGCGTGCCAACATACTGCACATCTACGTCCCTGTGCTTCATAGATAGCCTCATACTCCTCCTTGGTTATTCCGTAGATTTTCTCGACGCGTAGCTCATGTGACCTACTTCTCGTCTTCACCTTCCGGGCGCGCTCATGTGTGACACACCGGGGCGATCGAGGGCCGCCATGGGGTGTTGGGCGATACTTAGTTACCCCATCAGCGATGCAATCCTTGCATACAGGCCCTGAACGCCTCCCTAACGAACTTTTATCACTCCCTGGTGTGGTAACACTAGCCATGGCCTGAAATCCTCTCAGATCGCCACTCAGAAGGGGGGCACCGTACCGCTGTAGTTCACGGGCACCACGGCGCTGCGGTAGTCGAGTACGTTCGGGTCCTTCCACGATGCAAAACAACGATGTGATGGATGTATCCAGGCATAGTCCGGAAGACCTCGAGCAATCATCTCGGTAGAGCGCAGCCTGACGGCACCGTCGCGGGAGTCGCCAGCCATGAACGTGTGCCCTCCGCTGAGTAGGGCGATCATCTCGCCTGTGAGGTTCAGATGTACCGGATCCATCCGTACGGGTTCCCCGTAGGAAATGGCGAGAAGAATCGGGCTAAGGCAAGTGCTACATGTTCCGGGTCGTGCCGCCGTGCAAATGAGGTGGTGTGGCTTCGGCCGCCGCTTGGTGCTCACTCGTACGGTTTTTCGCTTGAGATGGCTACCCAACATTTCCGATTATCGCTTCCGTCGATGTGGAAGTAGCGATCCATCAACGATTCGACACGAATGGCGATCTGTCCACAGGACGGGCAGACGACGCTGTGAGTTGTCATAAGTATCCAATCTGAATCAACTTTGATAGTTCTTCTATCAAATCCGGAATCTGCTCATCTGTGAACGCTCCCCTTACCCAGTGTCTCCGTCCGTCGGGCATCGGAATTATTTCCGGTTTCCTGTGTAACTTGCCCATCTCCTGAGTGGCCATCGGGTGTCCTTCTTCCTGAAATTTTACTCGCGTACGCGTGTACGTACACGTACATACAGTCGTTGAGACAGTGAGACACCTTGAGACAACTGACGGCTACAGTTGTCTCACGATCCAGTTGTCTCATCAGTTGTCTCACAGTTGTCTCACCTATTTCCCCTGGTTAAAACAGTTGTAACAGTTGTCTCACTGCGACTGAAGATTTTGACTTTTTCAGTTGTCTCAAGTTCGTCTCAAAACTGATCTTGAAGGTGATACAACCGTCAGTTGTCTCAGTTGTCTCATGGTCACGGGTAAGCTGAGACAACTGAACGCTGGAACATTAATCCGACTCACGATTTTCGCCGTATCGATCCGCAGCTGTGGGTAATCTCCAGTAGGCTTTGCATGGGTAGCCCTCCCTAAAAGACACCACATTGAGTTGTTTCATGGCCCGATAGAGCGTTGGACGAGAGATGTCTTCATCGTTTTTTGCCTTGGCGCAAATTTGCTTCGCCGGGGCCTTGCCTTGCTCTTCTAGGTAGTCCCTCAGCCATGCCATAGCGAATCCGGGACCACCTAGCTCAGTCTCACCTTCAGTGTTGGAGTCCAGCACATCGGCTGCTGATAGCTCACAACGTCCAAGGATGTTGAAGGCTGCGACTTGTGCTTCACCGCCTAGGTCAGTGGGGATGGTGGCTGTGGCGATTTCGTAACGCAGCGACAAGTCCTCCACTCCCGTGGAGTTTTTGACTTGGCTCATGACCCGATCGCCGGTGCGTTTGTCTTTAACGAAGGCGAAGATGGCCCGGGCGACTTCCCCGAAGGCTGATGATCCGTTGATGGCTGCAACTAGATCGTTTCCTGGGAATTTGGTGAAGTGGGCGACGCCGAGCACTATGCCGTCAATGGCTTCCGCTATCTGGGACCAGGGCTCGACATGAACGCGTGTTTCGTTGTTTTGGTTGATGTTGGTGGTTCCGGGGATGGTGGACATGATGGGGTCGACTACGATGACCCGAACGGAGGCCGCCACGAACGCTTCGATGAGCCAGTCTCGATGCGCCGCCGACATGAGTTTGGTGGGGTTGTCGTCGAGGTCGCGCATGTCGGGGAAGCAGATTCGTGCCGTGTCGGCCCCAGCGGCGTCTAAGCCGGGCTTGATGACGTAGCTGTGGCTTTCCTCGCCTGGGCTGATGTAGGCGACGTTGACGGGTTGACCGTACCAGCAGCCGTCTATGTTTCCGTTTGAGTAGCCCGCGGCGAACCAGCGCGCCGCGTTGGATTTCCCTGCGGCCGGGCGGCCGGCGAGGATCGCTAGGGTTCCTTTTTGGATGCGCCCCCGGTGATCGTAGGACCATGCCCAGGTGGGAACGTTGGATTTGATCTGATTGGCGAGTGTGAGGTGCACCCGTTTGTGTCCGTTGACGATGGGTGGCGACACAGAGGTTATCGGTGGGCTATCGGAACGAGGTAGGAGCCCGTCTGGTACATCGGAAGGGTGAACCTGTAGCCGAATGGCAGGGGGTGTCCAAATGTCGCTGAAATCGGATCCTAGGCCCTTTTCCGTTTTGGCCCGCACATCTACGAGTGGGGTGCTGCGGGCTTGTGCTACAGCCCAGGCAAGCATTCCGCGGAACTCCGCGTAGGCACTGTTCTCGGATAAAGATCTCACACCAACCTTGGCGGTGAGCATGGATTCGATGAAGGCTTCTTGGAGTATTTCGATGGCGTCACGGGCGGGGAAATAGCCGGCGCGGGCCTCTTCGAGCGCCGCGGTGAGGATGGAGACCATGGTGTCGTGGCGGCTATCCCCGCGTTCGACATGTCCGCGGTATTTGCGTGTCCAGTTGGCGAGGATGCCGGGCCTGGAGCTGCCGCTGGCGTCTTGAATGAAGGCGCGTACGTCGCTATCGGTGGCGCAGGATTCGGCTTGTGCGGTGTCGGCAAGCATTTCGGATAGCGGTACCGGTAGTTCGGGTATTTCACCGATCAGAACCCAGCGGTATTCGCCGCTTTCGGGGTGTTGGGTGGGCTGTACGCAGATGACGCCGCCTGCGCCGCGAATGTCGAGGCCTAGGCCGGAGAGTTTTCCTTTTCCGTTTCCTATGCGTCTTCCGGCAGGTTGGGTGAAGAGGTAGTGTCCGCGACCTATTGAATCGGGTCGGGTGGATTGATAGGGCGGCTGGACGGAAAGGATGATCTCGTTGAGCCATGCTGGTATGAGCTCAGGTTTGTCTACGTCGAGGACGATGAGTCCGGAGCGTCCAATGTCGATGGCGATACCGTCGCTGCTGCCGGCAAACCAGGCGGTGAGCACTTCGATGTCACGTGACGATTTGTCCTGCCATGTCTTACCTACCCGGCTTCCAGGGTTTTTGGTACCCGGCGCGACTGGGAGTAGATAGAGGCCGGCTTCAGCGTAGCTGAGTGCCGCAGTGAGGTTGTCTGCGTTATGGGGAAGGTTGGGGATCTCAGTCATGCCGCTTCAGGCATCTTTGATTCTGGAATTAGGGTGTGGATCTGTCATGCGCCATTCCCAAGTGTCTGGTGTTCCACCACACCATTCCCACTTACGGCCCATGTCGTCAATAAAGCATTGATCAGGGATAGTATCCATAGCCGCCAGCGCGGATTTAGCCCAGACACGGTAGGTTTGACATTCATCTTCTGTGAGAAGCTCGTAGTAGACGGATTCGATATTTGACCATATCGCCGCGGTGAGGGCTTCGGCCACTCGGTCGATTTTGTCGCTCATGAGAGGGTTTTGTCGGTGAGTAGTAGTCCAAGCTGGCGCTGAAGGTTCCGCACCGAGGTTAGGCTTCCGCCTCGGCATGCGCTGCGCCCGCGGTAGCGCTGATAGAGGTAGTCCGCGCTAAATCCTAGGGTGCGTGCGATCTCCTTAATGGGGCACTCGTCGGCGAGCATGTCTTCGATGAGTTGCCGATCATCATCGGTTATTCTGCGGACGGGGCGTTGTATGCCTAGAGCAGCGCGGTAGCGCTGCACGGATCGTCTTGTTACACCCATTGATGCAGCGATTTGTGTGATGGTTAAACCTTGTCGATCAAGTTTGAGTGCGGTTTGTCGACGTCGCTCTATCTCTTCGCGGGAAATGTTGCACATATAACCCTCGGATCGTGTGCTTGAAGTTTTTTTGGGGAACCGGGCGGCGTCACAGCTCGCTGCCTAAGTGATGTTGTGCCGCCACTCCGGTGCCCGGTTCCCTTTGCTGCGTTATTTCGTTGTACCGGGTATGCGCAGACCCACCCGGTTAAACGGGTGCCGAGAGTAGGAGTGTCACCGCGCCCCCGGCACCCGAGCTTATGTCGCTGCGACGTTTTTGATGGCTTGACGAGCCTCAGGTGATAGTGACGCCCACAGGTCGGCGCTCATACCAGGCGGCAGCTTTTCGTCATTCACGAGCTCTCCCTCGGTCTCACCGGCGTCACTGCAGGTTCCGAGGAACGCCCCAGATACCGACGGCGGATCGTAGGTAGAGCTAAACTGCCGTGCCGGAGACATGCGGGGGTTTTTCGGTGGCTCATCATGGGTGTAGACAACGGTCAAGTCACCGCCTTCATCGATGCCTTTCGTCCCGGCTTTGCGGACAGCGTCGCCGATCGCGGAGCGCAACGCTCCTTTGACGTACAACCTGCGACGGCCGTCATCGTTTTCAACGCTGGGGTCGCGTAGCTCCGTTTGGAGGGTGACGACGAGTTGCATCATCGGATTGCCGTCGTCCCAGGTTTTTAGGTCGCCTTTGATGTCGGTTTGCTGCGCGGTGAACGGTTCCTCGCATATGGTGCCGGAGATAACATCGCCGTACTGTGAGTTTTTCGTCGGCCAGTACGGCAGTTTGGTGCCGCCGAAAAAGTCCTCCGAGTCGTTTTTGGGCATTTCTAGTTTCTCTTTCGTGGTGTGTAGGGGTTCTGCGCCGAATGTTTTAAGCCGTCAGCGCGCGGCTAGTCTGGAAGATCGGAGATCTTTTGTAGCCACATTTGGTACTCAGTCTCGGTAGCGATGTTTCTTATGAGTTGACGTAGCGTGGTATTCATTATGATTATTCCTCCCCAGCGCGGTGCTCATAGTTAAGAGCAGCAACTATCGTAGAAGCGATAAATGGGTCACGGGCCATTGCGATGACCATTGAAGTGCCAGTAGATTGAACTTTCCAAATCGCTGAGCTTCCTGCTGTATGGTAGTAGGGGTGCATATGTTCAGGAACTTCATGGGTGATATGATGAATGTTCATAGTACTGATTGCGGATCCGTGTTTCGGTAGCAGGTCATCCGATTTCATGACGCGTCCTTCAATGCTTTCCGTATCTGCATGATTAGTCTATGGCTTGTGGCTGTCGGTAGGTAGATGAGAGCTTTGTAGGCGTCAGCTGCAGCTGATAGCCAGATGCCCTGCTCTTTAGTGATGGTAGATGGTGCGCAGTATGCCGCCCATATCGCGTCGAGTGGGTCTGTCGGGTTAGGCCAATTCAATGTCAGCCCCAAATTTTCTCCCTCGATCCTAAGGAATTCGTTACTCATCGCCATTCCACAGCCAGCATTTTGACAGTGCCCATGCGATAGATGGCGGACCAGTGATAGCCAAAGCGATCAGTGCCCATCCTTGAAGCTCTTGAAATGTCATTTACTATCCTCTGCCATATTTGCTGCGGCTAGCAGAGCTGCGGCGAATAGCCGAGCGCCTCGTGGAGTGTGCGTATCGCTGGGGCATAAGTCTCTAATGAATAAACCCAAACGTTCAGCAATTCCCTTACCGTAGCAGATCTCTAGATCCGCATCAGAAATATCATCTGGTAGTTCGATGATGGCGATGCCGGGTAGGGCTAGCAGTACGTCGGCGAGGTCTTCGCCATCGAAGATTTGCTGCCAGCAGTTGTCTACAAATTGGTCAATAACCTCTGCGAGACGTGTTCTGATGTCAGTCATTTACCATTCCTCTGCCATATTTGCTGCGGCCAAAGTCTTGCTTGTGAAGATGTATTGTGCGATAGATTCGGCATCGCGATCTAGTTGATGCATCGCTTCTGCCACAGAGCCACTATAGTGTTCGTAGGATGTACCATGGCTACATGCATAACCTTGGATGCCGGCTGCGATAGCAATTAATAGCGCATCACGCTCCACGATGACAATATTGGGCAGAGACAACACAGTGTCGCATATTTCACCAACGACACGGTGACTGGACCATGCATCGGAGTCGCTGTTATTCCATATCTCATCTAATGCGTCTATGAGTTGCGTTCTGATGTCAGTCATTCTGTTTTCTCAGCTAATTCTGCAGCGATAATGTGGCCAATAATGGTTTTAAGACGCTCGTATTCAGCACGCGTGGCCTTTAGTTCGGCGAGGAGTTTCTCGGACACACGGCGAGGCAGCGGAGCGTATGGCATGTGGGACAAAAGGCTTTCCGCGCGCTCGACGATGTCCATCATTAGCTCATCCAGCCGTCTTGACGTGCCTGGATAACGGCTTTATGGCGGCGCCAGCGGCGTTGATCTTCGCGCGCGGCTTTTAATTCTGCGACGAGCGCAGGGACGAGTGTTCGAGCCTCAGCCATGAATTTAGCATCGGCTTCCAGTGCGGCTTCGGCCTGTTCGATGATGTCGTCGCTCATCACACCACCTGTCCGATCGGCTCGCGTGGTACGACGTACTCCGGGCAGTACGCCAAGGCAGCTGATATTACCAGGTAGTTGGCTCGGGGGAGGGTGTTTGCGGCGCCTGCTGCAACTTCTCCCATGACGACGTTGATCAACGGGATACCACGGTCGAGTAGCGCGCAGATCCCGCGAGCGGCAGCCACGGCGGCGTCTTCGTCTGGGTAGTCGATGTGAGCAACGTCGAGAGTGTGGATAAACCGCTGGTCGGCTTCGTTACCTGGGCTGCCGCGGTGAGTTGCCGCGACAAACGCGATCGTCGCGGCGAGTGTTAGCGCGGTGAACATGGCGAGTAGCCACATTTTTGATTTCATTACTAATCCTTCAGAATCGCGCCGACACGCGCGCGCCAGGGGCCATCTGCTTTCATTTCCTGTACGCATAGGATTTCCTGGGCGTACTTCATGCCGTCTAAGAATAGTTCAGGAACATCAGTTTTAGAATTTAGATCCTCAATTTTTGAATGTAACATTTCAACTCCAGGTGTTACAAGTAGATCGAATATATAATTATTCTTCATCCCAGCTCTTCAATACTCCGATGATTGGATCTGCATCCGGCATGGAGCAGACTTTCTTATGCGCATCGAACCACAGGTCCGAAAGCTCCTTTGTTAAAGGGGGGTCTGTTTCATCAGTCCATGGACAGAATGTCCCACACTGCCAGCATCCTGCTGATACAAGTTGGTTAGCATCACTGTAATCGAATTCACTATAGTCTGTCATGGTATCTCACTCTAGAACTTCGGTGTATGGGACACCTTTTGTTGGAATAGCTGCATGCCATTTTTGTTCGTATTTATTCTGTCTATCCCAAGTTCGTGACCATGGATTCCATTGATATAGATCCCCATCTGGATTTCGCCACGCCACAGCTGATCGCTCATTTATTCCTAGGCTGTAAACAACGCGGAGCTTCTGGGCACGTATGTCAGCGAGTTCAGCTTCCAAATGCCAGGCCTCGCGGCGCGAATCCTCTAGCGCATCAGCAAGCTGGTTGATGAGGGTGCTGCATTCGCCCCATAGGAATTTTGAAACTTCTCTGGCTGTAGATATGAGCCGATCATTGGCCGTGTCGGTCATGCTATTGTCCTCGTAGACGTTGAAGTTCTCCGTGCAGCTTTTTTAGTTCTTTGACGAGTTCGGCGATGATTCCAATGAGGTGTGGAGGGTTTAGTTTCGGGTCATACGACGTAAGCATTACCGTTTCAGCGCGTTTGATGATGTCTGTCATGCTTTTATTTCCTTAGATAAGACGAACTGGATGATGTGGAAATTGTATGCATCCTGAGTTTGGAGGAGATATTGTCAATCTAATGCATGATGGGGAATGACGAAACATAGGCGCTTCCTTGTAAACGGCATCGGATGAAATGCATAATGGTATTATAGCGATAACGACAATGATAGATACACGAATCATGGTGATGTATCAACTGTATTTGTTAATAATATCTTTGACGATGAGTTGTAGATCTTCGATTGTATTTTCGTAATGGAATAGTTTGTGAGCGTCTTCGTAGGTTAGGCCAAGTAGCTGAACCGCTAATTGCTGAGGATGAACTATTTGGCCATGGTTATCAGAGAAGAGTCTTTCACCTAGGTACCTATACCCAGATAGTAGGCATGTCCAACCGGCAAAACATGCCGTTGTTCCACAGTCATCGACCCAAACTGTCTGATTGTGTGCTTTGGGATTGTCTATGATATGCCTCATAGTTTGTTCGAGAAGCTCGGTGTTTATCATCGTGTTACCCTTCCGCAGTATTGGCACTGCAGGAATATCCTGCCGCTAGGATGCTGATGAACTGCAAAGCTATGTTTATGTAATAGCTGTTTAAGAATTCTCATTTGAATTCCACCATTGGTGCTAGTACTTTTGCTATGCGTTTAGCTATTTCATCTTCCGTTCGATAGATAGCGCAAACTCGATCATTCACATCCGTGCCTGTAATGTAGGTCAGATTAGGAATTTCTAGGATTATTTTGGCGATAATCTGTTCTGTCTCACTCATTACTAATCACTTCCAAACATGCTGTATGAAGATATGGAGAGCGAGCCCCGTCATAATGGCTGTCAAGGAAAGCTTTAACCAAAGGATGGCAGCATCAAGGTTACTCACTTTGCCACCTCGATCGGTCCGGTCATTCCTGAATGGTTGGTTATCAGCGGTCGGTATGCTGCGCCGCCAGCGCAGGCGTAGGGGTTGACGCCATGGCGTTCCGGGTTGATAGCGAACCACGGGCACCAGGTGCACTGGTACGGCGTCAAAGGGATCAACGCGAGGCGTTCCGGATGTTGTTCGATCTGCAGTTCATCTATGAGCACGATCATGTCGTCAAGTCTTTTGAGAATACTGTCGACTCGGGTGTCGTCGTACGGTCGTATCCACAGGAAAGAGCCACTAAGGCGCCCGGCACGCGGGATGAACCAAATCCCCACACGATCGACGGGGTAGCCCGCGTTCTGGTAACCGCGGCCATACAGGAAGGCTTGTGATTCGTAGATCGGTGAAGGTCCATTCTTGCGATACTCCGTCATAGCTGTAGTGCCAGGGAATTTGTAGTCGATGACAGTGTTGGTCCAGGTGTCGTACAGGTCGCAGGTACCAGTGAGACCCTCTCGAACGGTGACTTTAGTTTCAGTAAGCCAGCGTGGGAGTGGAAATCCAGATATTAGTGACCAGTTCTCGCCAATCTCTTTAAGTAGTCGCTCGTTATCCAATTTCGCCGCTTCTTCCATGGCTTTGTGCGCCGCTACACCGATGTAGGATGGGAGAACGTCACCGCGGGGGTTGATGACGCTGCTAGTGTCGGCTAGCAGCCCGGAGATGACGTTCCTAGCGCAGGGGTGCCCAACCTGTGACGGCCCGAGAGCGATCTGATTGTGTCGTGGATGCGAATGATCATGTGCGATAACCATCGCTTTCAGGTCAGTGAGCAATGCGTCTTCGTTCTTCGATTCGGAAGCTAGAAAGTCTGCTGATGAATTGGTCATATAGTGATGTCTTCGCCATTGAGCAGCATTTTTACATAGCGTTGTAGATCATCTATTGTGTTACCTGAGAAAAACAATACCATAGCTTCATCATCGGATAGTCCTAGGTATAATCTCGCCTTTTCAGGAATTTCACGTCTAACATTTAATGAATTTAGGTTGTTAAACCAATCAAAATCAGGTTTATGCAGTACACATGCCCAACCAGCTAGGCATGCAACAGTATCGCAATCAAAAGTTGTAAGCCATACCGTTTGATTGTGATTATCTGGATTATCGACAATGTGCTGCATTGTTTTCTCAAGTAGAGCTTTATTCAATGGCATAAGGTTTTAACCCCTTTTCGGAATCTGCGTGTGTGTCCATAGAGCCGACCGCCGATGACTCCATGCATCACTTTGTCATGCGCGTTTCTGGCGTATTTCTTAGCGAAAGTCTCACAAGGAGTCAAGATAGGGCAGCTATTACACAGAGCGAGCGCTGAAATAACATCTTTTAAGGTGTTTCCATCCATGATTTCTGCATGTCCGATGCATGCAGCATCGTCGTACCTAGGTAGCTTCATTATGTCGCCTCAGGCTTACCATGAGGAAGACCCCGTATCTTTTCAGGATGAAATCCAGTCCATACCCCGTTGCTTGTTACAACAACCGGCAACCGGGTATGGCCGGCCGCTATCAGATTTTCGTAAGACTTTTTATCGACACTAACATCGATTTCTCGATACGAAACATTTTGCGCATCCATTAGCATTTTTGTCATACGGCAGGCTTGACAATCGGGAGATGTATAGATTAGGTTTTCCTTCATTTGCCATTAACCTCATGATTAAGTTGTTCGAGTTCTGCACGCCAATAGTCGTCTGATGTCCACAATCCATCAGCAGCAATGCATATAGTGTTGGCTATCCCGTATAGCACTGCGGCTACCTGTTTACGCATTATGACCATCATTCTTGCGCCAACCTTCGTTAAAAATGGCTCTAGCAGTTTGTTTGGCTTTAGCATATTCCCATGCTCCGGAACCGGCATAATGTTGAATTATGTCAGCAAGTTCCGTGATGTGGTATTCGTGTAGAAGCTCTTTACGCTCATATTCATCAGCGAAAATCTCTAATGCAGATGCGCTGTACTCAACCGAGTCAATGCTAACGCTATCATCTCCTTCGTGATAATAAGCCGCTACCTTTCGAAGTGTTTTTGCGGCAAGATGAATATCTTGAATAAATGCTTTATCATGTTCATTGAGATCTGTCATCATTTCCCGCCACATCCAAATGTTCGTATTGCCTCAGCACCGGTAAGGAATATTCTCACCGTTTGACGATGTTCAGAATCACGAACGCTCCAGTACTTAGTGATAGGGTTTCGGTATATAAGCCAGTGTGTAGTCACGTCGTAGCAGCCCAAGCGTTCGGGTCATGCGACACCGCAACGGATAATTCTTTCTCCGCTGCACTCAGTTCAAACTCAGCCTCGAAAAGTTTGTTGCGCAATGAAACCACCCGCATTTGAGCAGCGTCACGGCGAACGATAGCGATGTGTTGAATATCATTCATCAGCCGATCCGTTCGAGTGTCATCTTGTGTTTATTCCTTCTGCCGTGTCGCGGTTTGGCAGGTCGAAGAGCGGTATATTAATGCGCCGCATTTCACTAGCTTGTCCAAGCGCTTCGAGAGCTGCAGTGTAAATCATATTGTGAAACTTCTGAGCATCTGCTTCATTTAACGCTGTGTATTTGCATTCGGCACTAATTCGCACATGCCATCCGTGCTCAGTGACTGACGCTTTGACTGACCAACCTTGGGCCCCGGCACTATAGAGGTGGCTATCGGCACCGTGCTGCCGATGATTTAGTCCAGACATTATGAGAATGTTCCGTCTAAGTCATCGATGTAGTCCCGGTGATCGATGGCTGAGATTTCGTCGACTGTCTGATCGAGCTGCGGCATCGCATCAGCGAAAGGGTGTACCCACCCTGCGAGGATAAGTTCGTTGTTCTCGCGCACCTCGACATACGGCGGATCATCTGCGCGCCATTTGATGGTTATAGCTGGAGTTTCGTTAGCCTTACGCTGAGCTGCTTTATAGGCTGGATGGTGAACTGTCATCGTATCTCCATTGATCTGTACTCTTTCGTTTCCATAGCATTTTCGTATATTTCTGGGCAATACTCCCGAAGATACTTTTGGGACAGCCGTCTAGACTTATATTTACGCCATGTGACAACAACCTGTCCATCAACTTCGCCGACTTCGTTATCACCCATTACCTCTTCGACAACTGAACGCGAACGATTGAACATTTCTTCAAGCTCTTTGATGCGCGATTTGCATTCACGCATGATTTCGATGTGGTCGCTAATACTGTCGAGGTTCATGCATTCGCTAGTTCTTTAACTGGTAGTGGATATTCGATGTCGGCAGACTCGACTGCTTCTGACCAGGGACGTTTACAGTCTTGAACCATTTGAACTTCTAATAACCAGTCAACCTCTTTTGGAGTGAATCCGAAAAGCTTTTCACCTATCTTGCTGATTGAATTTTTGTTAGCGGGTTCGTAGAAGAATGTTTCGTCTATTAGTCCTGCTTTCCAAAGTCCATGACCGACAAGGCAGGATGGAACGTAATTTCCATTATGGGTATAGTCAACGAATTTGCACGCTCCGTTATGCACATGATAACGATTTTCTGCGACAGTTTCACGTATTGCCTGAATGACCTGTTCACCATTTTTGCTCATTATTTTCCTTACTACTATGTTCGTTCATGACGTGTGAATGTGCAGTTGCCTGAGCGGCTTGATCGTCACGCTCAGGCAACGCGCCCTTGGGAGGGTTGATATTTATCCGAAGCTTCTCATGGCCTCGCTGGCTGTAAACGCAGCTCATTTTATGATTGTCGTTCACAATTTCTTTGCTCGGCATGCGGCCGCAACAGGTGCAGATAGCCGTATCATCGAGTGTCAATGTCTCCCTCTTTTCCGTGGAGTGGCGGGGACCACATCAGTAGGCCACACCCGAGGTCGGAAGCGCAAGGGTTCTGTGAAAACTGGTTGATCTTGAAGGTGTTTTGGCAGGTCAAGAGGAAGAAACGGCCAACTAGTCAAGAATCCTTGACATCATCCCTTAGTTAAGATACTGTTGACGGCATGGCGCTTCCTGAATTTGAACACCTACCTCCTTACTGGATACTGAACATTGAGATGGAGGCGCAATATCTCCATAGTGCTCACGAACGAGTTCAGAGAGAGGTACAGGCTGCTCGCAATCACGGCGCATCCTGGCGGGAGATCGGCGAAGCACTCGGCGTCAGCCGGCAAGCCGCACAGCAGCGATTTGGAAAAGTGATTGAGAGACCAAGCCATATGCGCAATGTGTTCGAATGTAACGGACTACAGTTCCGTCTGAATACCCACGAGCGCCACTGGCTACTTTCCTACTGGGATCAAAACCGCTGGTTATCACTGTCACAGTGGCGCTCCCGCAAAGAGGCGATTAACGCTGCTGAGTGCTTCACCCCTATAGACCGCTAACCCGATGATAAGTTGGGGTGCGAAGTAAATCTCACCGTTTTTAATAGCTCACTATCTTCTACGCTTTGTCCCCTAGGCTTTTTGCTACCAGGCTGTTGGCGAGCTGTGATAGCCATAGGAATCGGAGCTGGCATAAAACCTCGACCACTAGTGGATAATGGGCGCGCAAGGGAGCGTTCTGGAGCTAATGTCGGCTGCGCCGCAGATGCCCATGATGGTGGCACGGACATACCTAGACCGCCGAGTGGGCGAGCGGTTCCTGTCGCGGCGCGTACTATGGGTGCTCCGCCAGATGGCATCGCAGGGATGATTGGTGCGGCTACACGTAGGCCGGTATGTATCTCGTTTGCGATCGAGCTCACACCGGAGCTTATACCGAACAAAGGCAGTAATCCGAGCAGTCCGATGGGGATTTCGGCAATCATTCCAGATGAAATGAATGATTGGAAAGTGGTGCCCAGAAATCCGCTTCCAAACAGGTTGTTTAAGATGTCGCCGATACTAACCGGAGCCGCTGCTGCTGCTGGTCCAACTGCCGCGGCTATGGGATTGCCGGCTGAAGTAGCTGGTGCCAGTTTAGGCAATCCGCCGGTAGCGGCCGACGACATTCCTTGATAGGTGCCCATAGCAGCGACATCTTGTGCCCACATAACCATGTACTGAGCCTCAGTAGCTGCGATCGCTGCAGTATTCTGCCCGAGGAAATTCGTGGCCACTAGAGCCGTGAGCTGCATGCGATTGGCGGTGACCATAGGCAATGGCACCATGGCCGCTCGAGCAGCTTCATAGGCCCCGGCTGCCATCTGAGCCTGAGCGCCTGTGAGTTCAGCGTGCATGGCCGCCTGGGTTAACCAGGCACTATGACTGCTAGATGCCGCAGCCATAGCGATAGCAGAGGGTCCTAGCCATGTACCCAATAACGTCACTGTGACGGAATTCCATACAGTGGCAGCAGCTTCAAGTTCAGCGCCTAAAGATTCCCACGACAAGGCAGCAGCTATAAGGGGAGCCGAACCTGGCCCCATCATGATCCGAGCTGAGTTAATCTCCGGGGGGAGCGCCGCGTAGTCCACATATTCTCCAGAATGCAATGTGGAAAGGGTCAATCTTTTCCGGTAGAAGATTCAATAGATGCGCCCCAGTAGCCCCTACTACCAGCCAGCATCCGATACGACCTAGGGGGCGATCTAGCCAGCGATCGAACGAATGGCTCATCATCGGATATGATCCGCGCGTAAGCATTGCTTCTGCCACTGCGATGTATACAACAAGACCAGCCCAAGCACAGGTATCCCTAGGGACTGTCGTTAAACGATCTCCTAAAATCGTCATCGCAAATGTCTCCTCGCTTCTGCGATCGCTGAACGTGTTGCTAAATACTCTTGTGCCGAAACTTTCACCATGACAGTCTCAGACTCTTTCGTTGGCCGCATCCGGGCTGCGATCGCATCAACCACATCGATCAGCGTTTCCGTAGCACTACGAAGTGCTCTCAATGATCGTCGCTGCTCTTCGTAGTCTTCGCGGAGTTCCCGATATCGTTTGGCCGCGGAGTCCAGTGCTGTGCGCTGTGCGATGACCTGAGCCCTTTGTAACAGGTCAGACTCGTGAGCTGCTGTTTCCTGTTTGAATTTCTCGCTTTCCTGTGTAGCTCTTTCGGTTTCTGCCTGCTGGCGCGCTATCTCCGCTTTACGGCCAGTGCGAGTGAGAATGAATTGCAGAACACCCCAGCCGCCCGTTCCTGAAACCAAAGCGACGATTACTGTGACAGCAACGTTCACATCTGACATCCACTCTCCCGGGAAGCATATCGATTCCCCCGGTCGATTTGCATGATGCGTCGCATGCTGCGAGCGGTGAACATAGCACCCCCGGCGACACCCATCATTAGGAACGCAAAAACGTAAATCTCCTTGGCCCACCATCCAGTCATAACCATGGATGACACATAGACCAATACGTTTCCCCACACACCCGAATCTCCACACAGCTGTAGCCATGCAGCCCCATATGCCGGATTCGGGCGTCCAGGTTCAATCTTTGCTGACAGTGTGGTTAATCGTCGACCAATCAATGTTAGCATCGGACAAATAAGATTGATCAAAACCCAGGCATCGTAATAGTTTGGGCCCAATTCAGCACTAACATATTGAACATGGAAATCAGGGAAGAAGATTAGCAACACAGATGTTACTGTGAATATTACATAGTACATAGACTGAAAGGTTGATATTGACTCAGCATCAAGTCTGCGTAGCCATACTAAAAGCATTCTAACAAATGAACGCATCAGCGTCTTGTAATGGCTGACCGAATTAACATATCGGCTGATATGTACATCATGAACGGTGCCTCCATCAGTCCAGTATGGGCGCTGAGTCCCTGAGCTCCGATGAGAAATGCTGCCACCCAAAATGACACTGCGCCGAGAAGTAATACTATCGAGATAAATTTCTTCGAGCGAAGCCATATCGCTACGGTAAGACATGTGCCCAGTATGAGGCATGTGACTCCTATCCCAAAGCCGCCATGCGGTATGTACTTAAAATACGACCATGTCGGCCCAAACCAGTCGGATGGTGCACCTAGGAATATAGCACCCAATATGTAGTAGAATATTACTCCACCCCGATGGGTCCACCACTGCATCCATCGAAGTTCGGAGTACCCCAGTAGAGAATCCTCCGGTCTGTACTTTCGATGCCTTACGTATCGACACAGTTTAGGGAAAATTCTCATCCATTTTCTTTACGCTCGAAAATCTCTACCTCCAGCATCCTGGCCTGTTCTTGCATGGCTGATAGAACGGTATAGGTCTGCTGAAGAACAGGTGTCTCTACATCCTGCTTAAGTTTTATCGTGTCCTGTATGGCTCGCATAGCATGCTGCACAGCCTCAAGCTCATACTCCATCGAGGTAGTGAGTAAGCGATGCTGCGCAAGCTTGAGCGCCTCGGCGGCGACTTCACGCCTATGGGCATCGTCCTGCGCCCTACCCCTGCGCTCGTCTACAGATCGCGCCCTGCGTTGGAAGAACATCAGGGCAAGCGGACTCAGTGCAGCAATCACTAATGCACTGATCGCTAATATTATCGATATATTCATATGACTCACATTCATGGTGTATGCTAGCTCACTTTCCAATTAACGAGCTCGTTATTAACCACGCTTCTGGTAACTTGTTTGACATCGACCTATTGATTTGATAGATTAGTTCCTTCACCCATTCACCAACCCTTAGGAGTCTATCCAATGACTGCTGTAGATGAAGCCTTTACCCAAGAATCCCCCAAGCAGCGCGGATGGCCTAAAGGCAAGCCGCGGGGGCATCGCAGTTTTTCTGCTGCTCCATCATTCCGCCAAGAACTACTGAACAAAGATCTAGCTGAATATGTCGGTGATCTTACCGGCGTAGAGGTATCTGACGAGCAGGTACGCGCTGTGCGCTTCGCGCTACCAAAATGGGCAGCCCGTGATGAGACTAAAGCACTGCGCAACAATGCAGTCATCGAAGAGGGGAAAGCTCGACTCGCAGACAAACGCTCCAAACTTGAGCATGAGCTAGCCAAACTGAACTCCACCCTAGGTGAACTGGACGCTCACTGATTGAGCTTTGAAGGCAGGAAGCTCGCTGGCATCGTATTCGGCGCTGCTTGGCTGGATAGACTAGCTAACACAGACATCGCAGCGCCGAATACGGCAGACGTAGCCACAGCTTCCCAGGGAAGAGAGTGAAGTGTTTGCACACCCTCACTTCCAAGAATTCCGACTGCGGCACCTGCCGCAGCGTGCACCGCTTGTGTGAAAGTGCGCAGCCAGAAATCCCGGGTGAACAGTGGATCGGTCACGCTAAGCCTTGACAGGAGCTGGCTTATTCGGCGTCAACCAGGTAGCTATTGGGGTAAGGACTGCTAGGACCACACCGACAACGGCTTCCCACTGTGCCGGAACAAAAGGCAAATTGTGAGTAAAGGTAAGCACGGTGAGAACCATACCCAGCGCTGCGGCCAGGGCTTTCTTCGCGCTAGACAGTTGAGACAACATATGGTTTCCTATCTTCTAGATTTGTCCGAGGATCCAATTAATCATCGGGGGTACAAACGGCCCATACTGCCAGTGAGGCGCAGCAGGTCCAGCCGAGGCGAACTTCATACCGTTAAATATCGCATGAACTAAGGCCAATGTGTTGGACAGCGGGTACTCAAATTCTTGCACTATACCTTTGGCTACGGCCAACATCCCAGTTAAAAGAGAACCGGACTCGATAAATCCATAGATGCGTGTCTCAATCTGGCCCACAAGAGGCTCAGATTTCCATGGTGTATCGCCTACAGGTGCCGCTGCGTACAGATCCCCATCTAGAGCGCATGATAGCAAAAAGTCCGGAGTTTGGTCGGGGGTGAGGCATGTCGGGCCCGCGATGCCACCAGTTGTTTCACTGTCGAGTTTGGTAGGAGCAGGGAAACCCGCCACCTCGTTTCCGTGAGCTATCCCCGGGCAACGGCGAGGATCGCCAAAGTTGATAATACCTTTAACATCAGCTAAGCGATCGTGATGGACACCGGATGGGGAGAGGATATCTTTCACCCAAACCTCGTCAGTTACTAGAGCGCCTTGACTATAACCAGACAGAAACAACGGTGTGCCTTTAGGCCTCATGCCGATCTGGCGGTTGACCTCGGATCGACCAGCTTCCACGGAAGGATTCATGGGGAATACCGCAGCTGGATACCCTATTGGTTGCCACTCAACTGGTGGCAGAGGTGGAGGCAGTAGTCCATCGATTTTGTTGGATAGCACTTCCCATGGATTAATCGCGAAAGCACGGCCAATATCACCAGAGAACCCGGGGCCGAATGGATCGGCTACACTAGTCCCTTCTACGGTAATTAGTAAAGGCCGGATCGCCATTACGCCGCTGGTTTCTTGTAATTCACCGACAGTGGTTCATCATCATTGATGTGCGGGCTCGACATGAGGAGCGCCTTAGTCAGGGTGGCAATCATGTCGAAAACGTCATAGGAGTTACCGTCGGGCATAGTGTGTTTACGGGTAAAGAGTTTCGCCAAGCTGGCAGAGTGATCCAAAGCGGATGCCGACTCATTGGACCCCTCAGCGAATGCGTAATCCTTACCGAGGCCAAATAGGTGCGCTTCGTAGAACATGGCAACCTTACGCCACGGCAGTTGATTACCAGCTCCATCCAAACCGTCTATCTGATCTGACACGGACTGCGGGGTGGCGTTAACGTTTGGACTTGTCATTAGGTTGCTCCTTTAGATGGTTATTCCTGCTGTATATAAATGGTCACAGACATGACCACGATTCTTACAGCGTTTAGCTAATCGACTTAGTGCGACAGCTGGCGGGAATTCCCCGATGGGACGAACAATCTCTCTATCCCCACATATCAAACAACGTTGCATAGGTAATGTCATGATTTTGGCTCCGTGTAACCGGGAATCTTCAACGCAGCGCCGATATCCGCCAAAGCGTCGACGATCGAATGATTGTTTATTTGCGGCCAACCTGCGCCGTTGATACCGCGCACCTGATCCCAAATTTGACTAACCTGTGTTGCTTCATCAGCTGGCTTGACCGGAACCGGCGGTGCGGGTACTGGTGGTATCGGAGTCGGAGGCACAGGTGTCGGCGGAGCTGGAACACCGATACCCATAGCTGCGGCGAACTGGGACGGCGATAAACCGTCGGCGGAGTTCATGTCGCAGTTACCGAACGGAGTCACCCCTTCCGGTAGCCCTCCACCGTAGCCGTTACCGTCTGTGTACTGATGAGCGATCTGGCCAGGAAGGTTTGGGTTAGATCCGTAGCCTGCAGCGATGATTCGCAGCCCGGGTGGCCGTGTAGGCCACATGGTGTTGAAGTCGTTAGTGTTGGCGTATCCGATTACACGCGCTTGATTGCTGAGCCATTGACCTAGTGTGAAGTAATCACTATTCAGCTGCGCAGACACGTCGACGTTGGGGTTACCACCCGATTCAACGTCCATCATTGAGGTCATCATAGGATGTGGACCACCAGCTGCGGAGACTAGCTTCATGTGGTTATTGACAGCATCGGTGCCGGGTCGCCAGTAGTAGTAAACAGTAAAGCCTTTAATGCGTCCCTGGTTAGCTGCTCTAGTGCACCAGGCATAGTTGGCTGAAAAGTTAGTGTCTACATGATCCCCGTCATTGGACCGAATACTGATCCATTCGTACGGCCACGACTGGCCCGCATCCTGGTAGCTAGCTGTTGTGTAGGAATCATTGACAGGCGGCTGGAATTCCGAGACGTCAGCGAATAGAGTGTCCGGCGCCTCGGTGAGACGTGTTACCACCACACCGGATGATGGGCCAGTAACTAAGGGAGTACCGTCTTCGATGATTGGCCCGGGTAGATACCACCAATTGTTGGCCCCATACTGTCCATTAACACCGTCCACAGTATGAACGTCTAAAACAGTATCAGTGAAGTTAACTCCGTCATCAAGAACGGTTCCACTATCTCCGTTTGTTTCAATTTTGAGATTGTCCAACTGACACCATGTGTGACTATTTGCACCTCCACCAGGACCGTGATGGAAAGCAATTTTCACTGTGGCATCTGCAGGGAATTGACCCGGATCACTGACCATGATAGTTCCGAATGGCCCGTTTCCCGGATCCGCACCGCCGCCCATGCTCTGGGGGCGCCAGGACTCTGTGGACAGTCCATGTCGCGACCAGGCCATTGCGGTCCCGTTTATGGCGGCGTCGAGAATGTCTACCACACAGCCAGAACAGTCGGTCCCGGTTGCCTTATTGAATGGATCCCAATTACCTCCGTAGACATAGGGATCGTTCCAACGATCATAAGCGATTACCTTGGCGAACTCTATATGATTCCTTGGGACGCTCACTTATGCTCTCCGAACGGAAACGGCAAAAGCCCCTTGATTGCTTGTGCAACGGCTTGAGCCAAAGAGACGGTATCTATGGTGAAATGATCCATAGTACTAGTTATAGTACCGCCAATATCGCCGACCACTTTGTCGACATTTCCAGCGGCATTAGTGATAACTTGCTCAACCCCACTGACAACCTGTGATGTCAATGTGGTGATGATAGTTGCGCTCTGCTGCTCAATGGCCTGAGTAACAGCATGTTCAAGATCGCCAAGATGAGCTGCCAGCTCGGCAGTTACCAACTCGGCGATTACGTCAACCGCCTTCTGAACACGATCATCTATCCATTGAGTGATACTGATCATCGCACTAATCCGTTTGGCCAGTCCATCTTATGCTGTATCCACCACACCAGCAGTACAGGAGAAGCCACGATAGCAGCTATACCACATAACGTCCAAATAATCGGAAGCGTTATCGCAGCCACAACTGTACCGACAGCGTTGCCTAACTCAATAGAAATTGGCACTGTAACACCGTTAAGCAGAAGGTGCCGGAGCAGGCGGCTCGAGTGCGTCAAGAGCAGCCACGGCGGCAGTAAGTTCAGTCTCGTCAGCAGCCGGTAGTGGTGTTGCCTGGTTGGCTAATAGTTGGGCAATGTAGCCTTTAAGAACACCGACTGCTGCGGTGATCTCAGAGGTGAAATTGTCCAGATCAGCCTGGGCGATCTGAACCATTCCGGTGGGAGTTGACATTTCAGTTTCCTTTACTTGTTGGGGAACTAATTTTTGAAGATCGACCAAGGCGGAACGAAGAGCCTTGGTATCAGCCTGAGGGAGAGGCGTAAGAGCTTGTGTAAACGCCTTCCAAAAGTCTGACCAGCTCATGATTGGCCTAGCATGTGTGAGTGAATGTGAGCGATCCGAATTCTAGCTTCGTTCGCCTCGATCGGATTATAACGTATGGTCAGCTCATTGTCCTGTAGGTGCTCAGCTGCATCTGACCAATTGGTGCTTCCGCTGACGAGCCATACGCCATCAACGACCATGAGCTTCATGTGCATGATGCGACCATGCTCACTCGATCCGATTGCAACGCTCGTGTTAGGGTACTTTTCCTGCTTCAGTATGGCAGCTTCATGCACACCACCAGCCTGCGATTTGTCTAGCGTAAGCTGAACAAAGCATGACGAATCAGTGAGTTTCGATTTGATGGCATCGGCAAGCTCTTGATCGTCATACCCAAACATCGCCACTATCAGTTCCTTGTTGGCCGACTTGGCGATATAGATCAGCGCGCCGTGCAAATCATCTACCGGTGAGTAGAAGGTTCGGCTATCGGGCGCGTAACCGGCAGCGAAGCCGCCAGTCTTGAACTGATCAAGCACGCTCAGGTCATCGAGAGGGTGCTTCGCGCCACCTGATTTCAGCATTATCATTCCGATATCTCTTCCGGTATTCTGACGCCGCAATCGTAGCAAGTTCGCAGATTGAATCCATTGCTGACACCGGTATCTGACAGCATGTATATGTGTAGCTCATAACCGCTGGGTTTCAAGCATTTCTGGCACCACAGTCCGGTTGTTAATTTTCCAGGCACCAGATGTATCAGAAAGCTAGACTTATTCATTGTTCCCATTCGCGATACGGATACTCGCTATCGCTGCGATCAGCATAAGCGGAGCAATCGACCAGATGACAGCGAACATGATTGAGTTCATTTGAATCCATCATCCGTCAAGTAACCTATATGATACCAAATAGGCTTGCGCAGCAATCTGCCGTATATGAATCTTTTCCACCATGGATCAGTAGAAAACAGTAAGTTTAATTTCCCATTTCGGTCGTACGGTGACATATTCATTCTCATCCCCAAGCTCTAAGCGGTATCAGTGGAAACAGCACACGACCATCAGTCATCTCAATCTATTTTAAGCCAGGTCGGTACGCTTGAGATTCCTGACGGCCTGATCAAATTTTTCCATCACCATTTCAAGATCGGTGCTCGACCAGATGGACTCACCGTTAGGCTCAAAGATAGCTTGGTTGTAATCCCGGCGACGCCGATCTTTAGTCGGACCATCCGTCGTGAGGAGCCGGACAAACTCGGCTCGTAGTGTGTCGTTCATGTTATCCCCAGGCCCTAGGAGGGACTAGCGGCGGGAATGGTGTGGATGGTATCGGGATGCGGTTCGGGCAATACACCCTGGACGCCATGGTCTGGAGAGCGTAGAAAACTCCCGGGTTAAACGTTCCGACACCTTCCCCGATGAGAGCCATCCCGGCCTGCTTGCGACCGGGTTCATCGCCTACGCAGTAAGCCGCCGCATACGCCAGCAGGTCGCCATCCTGTCCGCCGATACCGTTACCGTGAACCATGCCGAGGTACTGTTGATCCTGGCCCGGATCGGCAGCAGCGGTCGGCGCCAGAAGAACTGCAGCAGTGACTAAACCAACTAATACAATCTTCACGACTGCCCTTTCGAGTATTTCTGGCAGTACGCCGTCTCGGCAGCTTTAACTTGCACAGATGCGCCGTTCCATCCCATCTCAGGGTGTGAGGTGGCTTCGATCTCGATCACCTTCGACTCTGGCATGCCTGATGCTAGGGCACCGCAGACAGTGTGTCCATAGTCAATGGCATCATCTGTGCTGTATATCGAGATGCTGCCCTGCTTCAAAAGCGCAAGGTAAACACTGTTCGCATGAGCAGTACCGTCTTCTGCCGCTATCTTCATCCCCTGGCTGACCACTAAATCCTGCTTCGGCATAGCATTCGGCTGAACACCGGGACTATTGACAATCTCCGGGACTGGCGGGGAGTCTGGTGCCGGCTGTTGCCAGGATTCGTGCGGCCCGCGGTAAGCGGAAGTTAGTGCGATCACGGCGCCTACTGTCGAGGCTGCAATCAACAGCGCTAGTGATGCGGTAGTTAGCCAGCTGCGTCGCTGTTCGGGTTCGGGATGCTCCTCCGGCGCCTGCTCGGTAGACCAAGCGAGCTCGGGGTCGTAGTTGGCGGCAAAGTAGCGGGAATGTGTCTGTTTAATGGTGTCCAAGGAGTTGGCGGTTAGTACAGCAACCTCAATATCAGGGTCTTTATCTTGTTCAAGGATGAACCGTTGCTCCATTGCCTCATGCACGTTGATGTACTCCGTCAATGTATAAAGCTTCCCCGTGGGGCGGTGATACTCGAGCAGAAAGTGCTTCATAGTTCGGCTCATGTCATCCGTGTCGATGTCAGTCATGATGCGCCGCTCCGATAGCCCTGGACGTACGCTTCGTCTAGCTGTTTACGTGCAGCAAGTAGCTCAGCCATGAGGCGCCCCATTACCTCAGCTCCGTTCCAGAAACTTCCGTAGGTCTCGTACTCCCACAACTCACGTTCGCCGAGAGCTATGACGTCATCCATGTCAATCACTCTACGGCCCTGTCAACATCTTGTCAACACTATGTGGTACAGTGTCGGCATGGACACGCCACGAGCTAACCAATGGCAGATGATCAAAAGGAACGACGACTGGTACCTGCTGATTCCGGATTTCTGGAAGCTACCGCTACCGGTTCACCCTTCCGATGTACCAGACGGCCTACTGGCTCGTGCGGACGCGTACCCAATAGGTAAGGGGGCACTCGATGGCTAGCATACGTGAACGCCCCCGGGCTAACGGAAGAACCGCCTACGCGGTGCTCTACCGCGAGAACGGGCGGCAACACTCTAGAACCTTCTCTACCCGGGCGCTCGCCTCGGGGTTCCTACATCGCCTAGAGACCGAGCGCTCGCGGAGGAAATACCTTGAAGCACTCAATGCACTAAAACTACACGAGGTCAGATCGGGTTAGTGACTAAATGCTCATCCGTAGGGTGATGCCACCCCCGCTGTGGGTCCCAGCGGGAAGCTATACCCCACGTTTCCCACGGCTCAGGAACGACACTCGGTATAGAGTCCACAATTATAACGCCTGTATCTTTTTGGCATCAGCCTGAAGATCCGCCCAACCCAAGCCCTCAAGATCTACCCCATTTTTAAGCTTCTCTTGAGTCACATAAACCAAAACCGTCATCGCCGCGGCCTGTAATCCAGAAACGGTAATCGGATGCTCCTCACCCCAAGTGACAACGTCCGCGGAGTACTGACCGTTGTCATTCTCGCGCGCCACGACAGATACGTAATGACCGCCTACGATATCTTGGACGTGATAATCTGCTCCATCCCATGGCTTACCTGCTTCGAAATCACGTTCCCAGGTTTTAGTGACTTGAATACCTAGGCCAATTCCGTCGAACAGCCACGCTGCGTACCAAAACTGATCCATATTCAGATGACCAGGTGTGCAGTCTAGCTCCAGCGCTGCGCCGATGTAGTGACGCTGTCCACTAGCATCAAGAATGCCATGCTGTATTCTCATCTGCGCAGCATGCAACATGTCGCAACCATGATCGGTTTCAGGGCGCCCAGGCTGGTAACCGCCGATTTCCTCATAATTTTTCAGCGTGCAGGCGTTATTGAACATAGCCATTCCTGCATTGCTTTCTGCGGTCCATAGCATAGTCTCATGGGCTGCTCCTGCGACCACACAGCATCCCAGGGTGTCGTTCATCAGCATTCCCCATGGACTAGTAACCATGTTCATGTGCCCAAATGCACCGGCAGGGATGGGCGGGAGCGCCGTGACATCCATGTAGTCGCGCAGCTTCAATCCCCACTTGCGCCCAGGTGCCGGCAGTCGAAGACCGTATTGCCCCACTATTCGTGGCATAGAAAACCCTTTCATTAATAAGCGAGAATTTCCACAGTCGCTCCGCGATACTGAAGACCACTTGGACTAGTATTGGAAACCTGGGTAACTGACCCATCAGTGATGGTGATATTTTTAGTGTCAATGCAAGTTCCACCCCAAGTCCCAGAGATAGATGAGGCTTGCATTGTGTATCCGCTTGGAGCTGCATTCCAAGTAGCCCAGCTATTTCCAGGTCGTAGACCAAAGAAATGTAGCAGTATGGAAGTCCCGTCGGCGTGGGTTTCAGTGATAGAAGGCGCAACGGCTCCTGTTGAGGATGCCGTTCCACCTGAGTTTGCGTGCCCACCCAACGGGGTAGCAGCCGGGGATCGCACTACCGCTGCGATCATAGAATCAACATTTGTCCAAGTTCCGGATGTGTGATTATTTGCCGTGGCAACAAAATAGTAAGTGGCTGATGAGCAAGAACTTGTCCCCGTTGCGTTAGAGTCGATACTTACCCAAGATGGAACAGTCCCGGATGCCGATGGTGCCGTGGGAAGGGTATTGTTAGCTCCGGAAAAAACGAAAATAACAATGATATCACCAGTTGTATGACCAGGTATAGCCACTGTAGTGGTATTAGCAGCATTAGCACCTCCAAACACTAGCGGCGCAGGCTGGTATGAGTTTATAACAATCCAATAAGTTCCGTCATTGATTAGCCTCATAGCGCCACCTGGTACCAATGGAACGGATGTTCCCGTAGTGCGCTGCTGATAAATACTATCGCTACCGGCTCGCTGCAATGTTACTGATAATGAACCTCGGTTATATAAGTCTAGTATGAATCCGGTGTTACCGCTTACGGACGGGAGTGTCCAGGTAGATGTTGTTGAACCAGTGTAGACGTAAGCTTGATTTGAGCTGGTTAATGTCAAAGATGATGCTGAACTGGTTAACACAGTTTTAGCACTCTGTGCTGGAACAATGAGTCCAGATGAGTTTAGACCAGCATATCCACTAGCGGCACCTTTATTTGAGGTTAACTCGATTCCAGCCGCTGCTAAAGTTGCCTGGCCAGTTCCACCATTAGCTACTGGAAGTGTTCCCTTTACCTGCTCAGTTAGATTGATATCAGTAAGAGCCATGTTAGGCGCTTATCACTTCCAGTAGTAGGCTCGGAGCTTATCCCCTGTGGCTGGTGCAAATAACATAGTGATTGAACTTCCACTGATTGTATAATCATTTCCAGATCCAGGTTCCAAAAGGGTTCCGTTTAAATACAGCATAACTGGATTTGTGACATTAGAGTTTGGTGTGTTGGCTAAAGTAAAAGCAGTATTTGATCCGTTCACTGTTCCGGATGGAGTTTCCGTAGAAACCCAATTGGAAGGTGCCATATAGTCAGTTCCAGCTGTAGCAGCGGATATCACAGTTCCATTGCCTTTTAAAACTCCAGTTATGGTTGTTGTTAAGGTAATGGATGGTGTTGTTGAAGCATTGGCTACAGTTCCGGCGAATCCATTAGCGGAAACTACCGAAGCTGTAGTTACAGTACCTGAACTAGAGGAGTTAAATTTACCCCACTGCATATTAGTGGTGCCATAGGTGAATGCTGTATCTGGACTGGCAGGATCCAGAACAATGTAACCCGCGCCCTTATTGGCGGTTCCTTCATCGCAGAACACGAACTTACCCGATGGCTGAACGCCTGTAGATAGGGGAGTATTGGAGGTGGAGTCGCGAGTTACAGTCAGATTGGTAGTAGTTCCAATGATACTGTACACGCCATTAGCAGGTTGGTCGGTTCCGGCTCCTCCCGAATCCGCTGAACCAACACCCGTTGCCGAGGGCGCGTTCTTGATGAGAATACGATCACCGATAGTCCACGTAGTGACACCGTCAATGTTAGTTCCAGCTATTTGTGTAACAGACCCAGAGGCAATTGTGAAAGTCTCTGAGCCAGTTGTCATCGCTTGGACACTAATTAATGGAGAAAGGCCCTGTAACAGGTTTTGGGCTTGTGACAAAGTTATGTAGTCATTAGCTGAAGTGCCATTGGCACCCCCCGTTATCTTGTGGCCGCCCATATCCTGATTGCCGCTAAATGCGTTACTGCCTGCTGCGACAATTATAGAAGAGTCTACTTGAGTATGGGTTACTGATCCGGATTTTATTTGTTCTGATCCGTTGATCTGCGTTTGAGTCATTTCTTAGTTATCTTTCTCTAACCGATCCAATAGTCAATGGTAAGCTCATCACCTGGTATCGGAGCCGAGTCGAAAACTATACCATCACTTCCAGATTCAGTGACATAAAACTCACGTAATCCGTTACGGTAAACAGCTATCGTATTAGGGCGATAATTATTGACTGTACTAAAAGTAGAGTTTATACCATCTATTGTCCCGCTTGGTATTTCGCCTATGATTTGCGCCCCAGTGCCAGGAATACCAGGATTACCTTGTGGTCCCTTAACTGGGATATAAATAGCCAGAGATGGTATTGGCGCTTGTACATTAATTGTAGGAGGTAACGGTTGCTTAACAATGGTATTGGGAATCGTTAAAACATTGACAATCTGATCCGCTTCTGGAGCTTGCGCTATCATAGGTGGTGGCATAGGTGCTGCCACCACCACATTCGCTCCATCCGGAGGAGGCAAAGTTAACTGATCAGTCATTACGTATCACAACACCTTTCATCCACACATAAGTGTCTGATGGTTCAGGAGACATTGATGGATATGTAGTTACTACGCGCACAAAAGCGCCCCCGGGAATGCTATCAGTATCAGATCTTGGGCCACGCAATATTACACTATCCCCGTTAAAAGTTGCACTCCAACTATACAATAGTGTCCAACCAGTAATTGGTGTTGTTATATCAGTTGTGGAAGGGTAAATGTTTACTACTATAGTCGTACCAATGGGGAAAACTGGAGATTGCGCCCCCGGTGCTGGGTCTATCTGTACCACCCAATCCTGTCCGCGTGTTAGGGACATCTGGATATAAATTGGGGTGTATCCCAATTGCAGCATTAGGTTACCGCTGCTTTCTGTCTAGCCTCTTGATTTTTGATGATGCGCAACGCCTTAGCACGTTTCAAAAGCGCCTGCTGCGCACCCAAAACCTGCTGCAACTGCCACACGAGTTCAGCATGTAGCCACGCCATGGTAGCTATGTGATGCTGCTGAGTTGAAACAACCGTATCTAACTGCTGTAGTAGCTCAGCGTGCAGCCATGTCAGATAATCTACATCATGCTCAAGATCCCGAGAAATACTCATCATGAAGCTACCCCAGTGAAATCTCCGGCGTTTACGTTATACTGCCCTAGACCGTTAAACGCCGGATCTGCTGTAGCAGCCATAGGGAACTCTCCTCGGAACGTTCCGTCTGTAGACCATAGCGTCACTGAGTACACCGGACCTGATGGTGCCCCCCCGGTAAAGCTAACCTGGGCTGCGAGGCTAAAATTACCAAGACCGGTCGGTGTAGTCCATGTAGGTGTTTTCGGAGCAGCCGTGGTGAGATTGGCGGTTCCATTTACACCGGCAGGACCAGAATGCAGCTTCATGATGTTAAAGAGTGCAACTATAGAGTTAGCACCTTCGATCATTGAAGAGTTATTTAGCCCCATGACAATCAGTTAAGACCAAATGCCAACAATTGGTGCAGCGTAACCGAGTTAGACGCATTTGAAGTACCACAAGCGCACGTAAAGTTAAGGTAATTGGTAACCGAGGTATCGAGTGTTGCCACGGTACCAGGTGACGTGCCTCCACCCCAAACCGCCCAACCCGAGCCGGTAAGTCCACCTATGGAAAGCATCCCCATTGCCTTAATGGTCGAATTAGCTCCAGCGGCGCCGATAGCCGAGAGCACTAGATCTACTTCGAATTCCCATGGAACACCCGTAAGAGACGCCGCGAAAGTGTTGGCAGCAGTTCCGGCTAACAGCGGCGCTGCGCTGACATTGGCGGCTGTACCGCCGCGGAGGTTGAACTGAAGTGTCGGAGCGCTTCCCGCAGTAGATAGGACTCCTCGTGCAACGACACGAATACCTCGTCCCACCTGGGACTGGTTGGGCAACCAGAAGTCGGGCGGTAGGTGCGGCTGAACACCCATGGTAGCAGTGGTATTCAGCTGCGCTTCGGTAGTAAAGGAGGAAAGCGTTGCACCGCTAGCGGTCGATGCGTAAAGCATCTCCGTTACCGACCCTGTTTGAAAGCTCATTGCTATGGTGCCTTTCTTGTGTACTTGAAGCTAGTTGACATACTAGCCTGATTTATAAGACAGGTACGGCTATACCACCCCAGGCCGTAGCTCCAGAGTTTGATTCAGTAAATGATACACCAGCAGCACCAGGAGCGTACCCAATTGTAGTTGGGTAGTTATTAGCACCTGGGGATGGATTATATACACTGGTCTGGTTGTATGCACTGTTTGTTGTTCCGTTACTGTTACATCCAAACATTTGGAATATTTGCTGTCCAGAAGCTGCGGATGCCGATAAAGCCATACTCGTTCCGGAACCACTCGCGGTAACTACTGAATCAAATCCAATAACACCGCTAAATGAAATCGAATTAGTGGCTAACTGCGCGGTCTGTGTACTGGTTATGGCTATGGCCTGTAGTCCCGTAGGGGGGGACTGAAGACCGAACAAAGCAAGATAGAACCATGCTGCAACTGTACTATATTGAAATGTGGTTCCAAGTTGAACCATTGGAGTTCCACTTACCCCACCAACCTTAGCCGTAAATACTGGCACAGTTGAATTCCCACAAACCGCATGTATCCCCAAAACTATGCCATTTCCGACAATAGTGTGATTCTCACTCCAGCTTGTAGTGGCTCCTGTTGTTCCAGCTCCAGCTGAGTCAAAAACAACAGGAATTGAAGATGATGAAAGAATTGGACTGCCGAGCTTAAACGGCCTCAAAATTGGATATGTTCGTCCAGTAGGATTAGGTATATATATCTTAGTCCTAGCCCCTTTCCCTGGGTCACCATATTCATCTACCAGAGGACGTGTTAAAATTTTCCCACCAGTCATAGCCTGTCTTAAAGGCGTCAAAATAGGGTAAGTAAGATTACCGCTATTTGGCAATATGATCGACCTTTTAGCACCATAGACTAGTGGTATTTGTCCAACAAAATGTCCAGTCCATCCATACGTCTCAGTGAACGTTCCGGCACGTCCGCTACGCACCCACCACCCAGGTTGCGGGGGGATGACAGATTCAGGCTGTGTCATGGCTGTAAATTGTTATCTGTAACTACTTTAGTGATTTGCGCACTTAATGCCGAATTTTGTTGATCAACATAAGCCTTAGTCACCAATATCTGACTATCGACATAGGTTTTAGATGTACCAAGTACTGCTGTAATCTGATTGTCTACATATGTTTTTATTGCCGCTTTAGCTACGTCTGTATAATTTTTAGCCCAGGACTGTACGGCTGTATGAATAGCATCAGCATAGTTCTGTGCCCAGTTTTGCGCTGCATCCTGAGCCGCATCTGCCATATCCTGCAGCAGCGCTCGCCGAACCCGAATACGATCACCCAATGGATCTGTCATTGATCTTGAGCCAACCACTGATTTATTGATGCAGGAGTTCCCTGAATAAGGGCTGAGGAAGTGGCGTAGCCACCCCAACCCCAACATCTATTCGAACTACCAAATGGGGACATATGTGCAGTGTCATCGAAATTAGCGAGAGTTAGATCATTGAGCTTCAAAATAAAATTCCACGGGTCGGTAGTCGCCTTATTTCCACAGTAGAAGGTAAGTACAGCACCTTGTCCAGGAACGGTACAGGTCCCGGTCCATAACCAGTTATACCCTCCAGAGGTCGCATACCCTATAGCTGCTGAACCATCTGAGCCTATTCTAGCCACGGAGTAGCTCGTCAAAGACGAATTAGAACGCCCAACCAGGTCAACGTACGTCGGTAAAGGAACACCTCCGGGGTCGACAGCGCCCCGGAGTGTTGAGTTAAGAACTAACTGTATGACCTGATAGTCAGTTGTACTTACAGAATCGGTACCGGTCCAAATGAACTCGTATGTGACCGGGCCAGGTGCCGGTTGTGCTACCCAATATGCTTCAGACCCGTTGGCCGCATAGTAGTTACCAGGGTCGAATCCGGGCGGGAATATTGTAGTACCAGGAGGCGAATAAAACCCGGCAGCCCAATTCGAACTACCACCAGGGCCAAGCATGATCCCGACCCAGTTGAAGTCATCTCCAGCAACAGCTCCCGTATTACCCTCCGCGGCTAATGCGGCTACTTTGGCATTCACTGAGGCTAAGGAGTTCGCCGTATTCGCTAGAGCAACAGCGGCGGCATTCTGCGTAAAACCGGTTCCAGATGACCCGTATAGTTGCGTTACAATATTATCAACTGTCTGACCAACTCCTGGTACACATTCAGAAGCGATAAGATCGGTTTTAAGCATTTCTCCGTCATCGAAGAATACGATCCCCGCAGTTACGGTGTCGTATACACGGAACCGCAGCCGAAGCTGATCTACACCAGCAGGTACTGTGAACTCTCCTGCAACCCCTAACCATATATGCCCATCAGCACCGGTGTTGGAATTAGTCGTACCAGCTGTTGGTCCTGTAGTTGGCGGTGAAATTACCGTGGCAACATCATAACCACCAACATCTAAATATGTTATACCTTCTGCAGTAATGCATTGCCTATACATTTGAACACCAACAGCTATGGGAATAGTTCCAGTGTAAGTTAATCCAGACCATCTAATCTCAGCAGCAATTTCTATGCTTTCGCCCACTAGGACAGGTATTTCACAGGAAACCATATCATCCTGAGTTCCGTTACATACACATTTAGCAGCTCCGAGGGCAGCTGATCCCGCAGTACCTACCCAAGACCAACTACCATCGGACATTACTGTAGAGGCTGTGGCAAAATCATCAGACACTAACAAATTTTGATTAAGTAGATTAACTGATTGTGCAGTAGTCAATGACACATGTCCGACATGCTGGGAATTATTCACTGATGTTGAGTGACCTAATCCAGATACAGCATCTACTCCGATATTTCCGGAAGATCCTATAACGGATTGAATGGTTCCTATATATGGGCTAGATGTAATTGCATCGGCTATTGTTTGAGCAGCATCTATAATATCGGTTGGGCTTACACTTGTCCCGAACGGGCCCCCGAAGTTATTTGCAATAGCATCTGTTAACGCTCCAGTGAACTCCGCTGTGCCAACTCCTCCAAGATTACATATACCACACAATGAGGTAATAGAGTACATGGTATTTGCAAAAGCCTGACCACCATTGATAGCATCTATCGCAACATTCCCAGAAACTCCATTAGTTGCTTGCCCAAGTCCTACAATCCCGCTAGCCATAGCGGAGTTGTTGTATGCATTGGATAACTGGGTAGCATTAGCCTGAACTTGTGTAGGCGTTAAATTGGCTGGAGAATTAGCTGTGCCACATCCGCAATTAAGAATATTATAAACGCTAGTAGCTAGTGCCTTAGTGCCATTGATTGCATCAAGTGCAGAATTACCTGTTGGTGCACCAGGGGCCATAGCCATGGTCCCCGCGGCTATGGGAGTGGCATTTACTGAATTGGAAACATCAGTAGCACCAGAAACAATAGATTGCGGTGTGGTATTAACACCGGCACCCCCAGCAAGCCCACACAACGTATCAGTAAACCCCTGCGTGCCGGGGACCAGCGCGCCGGCCGGCCCATTGACGGCTGGGTTACCATTAGCCATCAAACCGTTAGTCATCGAAGATCCGCTTAACAGTCCACCACACACACCACTCAGTTGGGTTGTGTCAGGAAAGTTGACCTGCTGGGCTGTGGTGTACACCGCGGACTGGCTGATAGCAGACGTAAACGCTGATACTGACTGCGCCCAATGTGGAGTGCCACCCTGTGGGACTGTCATGACGCCGGCTGCATCCCAGTCCCAGGTATCGGGCAAACCCGAACACAGAACTGACTACTCGCAGCGGACGTGGTGAACGTGTTCGTACCGCTCGATCGTTCAGCGTTGAAGTAGATCACCGCGCTAGCTCCTGCATACACCCGGTCATAAGAATCAGTAGAGCCAGCAGGTGGCCCCGAAGACATCACATTTTGGTAAGGACCAGCGCCGGCCAACCCGATACCCTGACCAACTACATTACCGGAAGACTGATTGTTCAGCCGCGCCACTAGGTCAACAGCTACGTTAGAACCCCCGCTGGCGGTTACTACGGCTTGCCCCTCGATCTGCGGCCGCCAATCGAAATTCTGTGCTGGAATCGCTACAGCGCAAAGGTTATAGGTCGGGTTACCGGCAGGGGCGGAGTTGATGGTGGCCGGGATATAACGGTCGCCGCATAGGGGGGCTTGGTAAACGAACCCCCCATCAGATGCGTTATACACCAATCCGAAGCCAGTTTGAGGGGTTCCGTACGCGGTAGGATCCAATGTACTGGTGCCATCGACCCCGGGTGGTCCTGCATGAATTGTCAACGACGCCTGATAATTAGGACCACCTGATCCGTTAGTACCCAGAAGTGTTAACGACGCAGAATCATTCGAGGGGTCCGTGTAGTCCAAGACGTGCAGATTAATGGTGGAATCAAAAGACGGAGGCGGTCCGGGTGCCCCCCGGACCAGTGCGGGGAAGTTTCCGAAGCCTCCAGATGGCACACCCACAGCGATAAATAATCCGCTGCTCGGATCCCAATCTAATGGTATTCTGAGCAGCGCAGTATTTATCTCAAGGTATTGAATGCCGTTTATTGTTACTTGCTGCCAAGTGACTACTGGTGAGCTCATATAAGACCCATTTCCTTATCCACTCTGCGGTGCAAGGGTCAGCACGTTTAATGCTTCCAAAGCTCCAGATATGTTACGTTGATGCTTTGCCAATGGCGATTCTATTGCTTTGCCATCACCTATTTGGAGCATAAGATCACGCGTATCAGCATCTATCTTCCATGATACAGCGTCTAGGAAATCTGTGTAAAGCTGTGTACGACCAAGGTACGCAATTGATATAAGCTGCCCACGGAATATATCTTTCCCGAGAGTGTAGTTTACACCGTTACGTATAGTAGCCTGAACACATACCCAACCTCGTGCATCCCAAAACGCATTGATGAAGTCAAATATGGTTTCAATATTATATGGTGCCGAAGCGGTAGCGTGAAATACCTCAATAGCCGGATGATATGGACCTACTGCGCTTCTGCGTGAAAATGACTCCCACAATTGAAACGCTAAGAAAGCGTTATTAAGAAATCCTGCTAAAAGATCGTTTGGCACTCCTGATATACCGATAAGAATCGATATAGCGTCTACAATCCATTCAAAGAAAATGTTTATCAAATCATTAAGCCACTGCGGGGAACGGCCACCAATAATATGCTGCCAACCCTTGGGTGTATGGGCAACAATTTTACAGGTGTCAACAGACCCGCGCTGCCCCGGCTCCGGGGCGATCAGGAGAACCCAGGGAGGAACCCAGTTAACACCAAGGGCCGGAGCAATATAGAACCCCTGAGGCAGCCCTTTGACCTCTTGAAATCCCTCAATCAACGGAGCTACTTCGTTACCAAGAATTGACCCAGCCACATCAACTACGGTCTTTATTATCGAGTCAAGAACAGTATGAGTTGGACCAGTAATCTGAGATCGGTCTACAACAGTTATGACATATGTAGGCTGAATTAATGTAGTCCATACGTTAGCTGGCTGAGGATCTCCAGGAAGCCATAAATCTACACGAACATCAATTCCCGTAGCACGAACCATATCCTTAATTACTGACCCGCATGTTTCCATTCGAACGGTACGCATTACGAGAAGACTTGCATCTGTTAACGGATTAGTTAGGGCCACTACTATTGGACAATTCAGCATATCGTAAAGATTACCACCAGAAATCAGTAGTGATCCGAACCATGCTGCTATATCTGGATCCAATGACAAAGCATTATTTATAAACTCATTAAGACCAAGCTGTATACGCAGAGCTTGCTCTAAAATCAAAGCCTCAATAACAGAACATAATGGCCCAAGGCAAATAGCGTAACTGAGTGGGAACTGAGCCTGAATTGGCATAAACCAATCTGGCCATACAAGTAAATAATTCAGTATATCCCAAATGCCAAGTAGATTTGCAGTACCAATCCATTCACCCTGCTTGAATTCTAGTTCAAAGGTATCTACATAAAAGGCGAATCTCAATCCTTCAGTCTCTACTGTAACGCCAACCATTGTATTCTGACAGTTCAGTAATACGGGAATACTTGGATCGTCACCCATCACCTTAAGCGTACAGTTGGCAAGATTATTACGTGGATCAATACCGCTACATTCAATAAACTTTCCTACTATACCGATTTGCTTCCACATTTTGTCATAGATCGTTACACGCCATCCGTCTACCGTTCCACCAGTAACAACCTGCTGCTGCTTTTTTGTAAGCGCCTCGGCAGCCTCAACAGCGGTACCGGCATCCCCCTGCCAAAGCGCTTGATTTAACTGATTAAGGTCCCATCCATTAGGAATAGCACCACCATCAGGAGAACTCACTGCGGAAACCTACGATAAGGAATACCCCCGGCGAGGATAGCCGTAGTTGGACCACCACCCTCTACCGCTATCGCGATCTGCTGCGGCGCTGCTACGCTACCAGGCAGTTTAGCTGGGATAGGTTTTGAAAACCTACCAGATAACAGTGAATATGGATTACCCTGCGGAAAGGGGGTTCCAAAAACACTCAGGTTAGGTGCCGGAGATCCTGCCGACAGGAATGCATTGTACTCAGCCAAGGCTGCTGAAAGCTGACTAATGAACTGACTTGGCGCCGGGGTTCCAGGTGGCGGCATAGAGGTCAAATCAACTACACCATACAGATTTGGGTCACTATTTATGAACACAACCTGGTTTTGCTGCAATGGTCCATAGGTTACCGCCTGCGTGGCGTTCGGTCCATCGCCGATACCGAATAGACCAGGTCCGACCAGTATAAAGAATGGCCACATATCTTGATCCCCAACATTGTACAAGGTGAGATATCCGGATTCCTCAGCAGCGGAAGAGTCACCAGCTGTCCAGTTCATGATAGCTGGAACTGTGTTTATTCCATCAGATTCCATTCCGAAACCAGACCCACGGTAGGCTGATCCCACATGTGAACCGTCACCGGCGGAGTTGATAACAGTCATTAGCGTGGTCCATGTGACGTTGTTTAGGCCAACTCCTGGGTTTGTGCCACGGGAAACAAAGTACGAATGCAAGGCACCTGAGTACCCACCAGCTGCAACCGCTATTTGATCACCAGGCTCAAATGGAACTGTGACATTTGTTTGACGCATTAGCGTCTCAACGCCACCTACAAAGTACGATAACCTAACGAAGCTGGCTGGCTGATTTTCACATATTGATGGATCTGGCGGTATATACCCAAGCCGGCAACGTATGCCATCAGTTCCAGGACTCCCACTGTTATTCATACGTAGCCAGATATCAATGTAAGTGTCATCAGCCGCTGGCCACGTATCACGCGCCCCAAGAGTGATTGTAACAATCTGCTCATCAGTTTGCGACACATAACCAGTTCTACGGGCTACGGCTATACGACCCTCATTCAAAGTGCTTGTAGCTGAATTTCCATTAGCATACAAATATCCTGAACCTGCACCGTTATAAGCGATCGTCCAATTACTTCCGAGGTTTTGATTGACGAGAGTGTCGTAGTTGAAAGTATCACTTGCTGAAAGGTATGAGAAGGAAAAAACATCGGTAGTTGGAAAGCTGCGCCAAAATCCACAATCCACACTACCAACCATGGTTAACTTTTGGCGCGTGAAGTTACCTCCTATAAATGGATCTATCGGATTCTTTTCCCATCGGGGTTGCGCCCACCAATATCCCATCTCCGGGGTAAACCAGGATAATGTTCCCGGCTGCTTAGCATCCCAAGAGTCAAGCCACGCACGCAGCACTTTACGTGTCTCAACCGGATTTCGCCCCCTGATCATAACCGTAATATCAATATCAATAGGATCATAAAGACTTGTAACATATGTAGCACCATCCTGGGTGGCACCCTTTTGACGAATATTCTTCCAAGGTGGAATAAGGCCCTTTATGTCCAATACACGTACGGATTCAGGTGTTGTTGGATCTGGAATACTTGGAGGCCCCATCAAGTCAAACAGTACTGCATCATCATAGGATCGGTAACGAACAATTGGACGATCCCCAGCCAGTAAATGACACGCCCCGGCCGGGGTTAGCGGGTTCGATGGGAATCGCTGCCGAATAGTCGGACCAGTGGGGTTAGTCATTAACGACTACCTGTTAAAGGAGATGGGCTATTCATCGGAAAATGCCTAGCTAGGTCCTGACCTGCACGGTCCTCTGTCGAGGACACATGGTAATTCTCAATATGCACTAGCGGAGAACTGGGGGAACTTGGACCCCCGGGTCCTGGCGCCCCTCCTTGACCAACCTGCTGAGCACTCTGTGAGGCAGATGCTGCCTGCTCAGGAGTCAAACTACCCCCCTGGTGGGTTTGGCCTGCCATGTTTGGCAGCTGCGGCTGAGCACCAGTAATGCCGCCGACAATCTTATCCACCCAACCACTTTGCGCCAATTTCGATTGAGCAAACTGTCCCGGACCGAAAGTCTGCAGCAGACCGCCGACACCTGCACCGATAGCCTTGCCACCCGCCCCGATGGCGGCGTTCATTTCCTGTATTCCGATACCAATTAGAGCTGATGTAATTGATCCCGCCGGTGAACCTCCGGCTGATCCGCCTCCTCCTGGCGCTGAACCACCAGGAGCACCCCCGGCTGGCGGCAGTGAAGGTGGCATAGCTGGCGAAGCACCACCCGGCATACCACCCATAAGCTGATCTACTGCACCACCTTCAGCGGCTGCTGCAGCAGCCGCTATCGCCATAGATGCCGCCGTACTAGGGATCGACTCCGCCACCCCGATCAAACCACCACCAGTGATGGCAAAGCCTCCTCCATAGCCTGTTTGTGGGGCTATTGTGCCGATCATTGAAGGTCCCGGCTCATGACCACCTTGAACAACTTTTGGCATCTGAGACAACAGGCCAGGAGGCATTATCTCCGGTGCTCCAGATTTAGGGATAGGTGATTGGGGCCCGGATTTGTCAGATGACGCATCCGACAAATACTGCATGGTTGGACTTTGATGCAGGCTAGCACGCATCGCATACACACCATCATGACCGCCAAGCGCGTCGACATCACTCTTGGTGAGAACATGCTCACCCTCATGAGCGAGAATCGGTATAGGGCCCTGACCCTTAATGTCGCCACCAGCGGCGAATCCCGGCATCTGCATCGGAAGGTAGGCGTGCATCGGGAACTGTGGACTGTTCGCACCGGCAGCGCCTGGGCCAAGCGTAAATGCATTGTTATTGCCACCCTGCTCAGCGTTTATTCCACCAGGTAGTGTCGCTGCAGTATGGCCGGCATTACCAGGTGCTGGATTCCAACCAACCTGGAAAGCCTGAACCCCTGGCGGGGGCGAGCCCGGCTGGAAACCGTGCGATTGCAGCCATGCACCCTCTGTCGGGGTAGCAAAATCTACAGAGGGGGGAAGACCAAGAGCGACATTAGCAAGCTTGCTAACCATGCCGGAACAATCGTTACGGAGCGCCTGACTATACGGTGTTCCGACTAGTGATCTAGCAAATGCGTATAAGGCCCCTACCCTACCGCCTGCGGCGTGTAAATCAGCAGCGTTGGTAACGCTGCCTGGGTAGGAAATACTGGGAATAGTCTCACTTCCGGAACCGGCTGTCTGCCCTTCAGCTTGCTGCTGCATTAAGCCCTGGGCTGAAAGCTGCGGGCCGAACGCTCCGCCCAGGGCGGCTGCTCCTACCAGTCCTTTAGCCCCGAATGTTGGCCCTCCCTGAGTTTGCGAATACGCATTAGCTGCTCCGGTGATTGGAGCCGCAGCAAGATTCGCAAGGAACTTAAACAGGTTTTCAGCAATACCTGGCAAGCCCTTACTAGCTCCGAAGTCTTGATCTATCTTCGCGCCGAGCTGCTCAAATCCCTCAGCGGACTCACGCATCTTACTTTGATGCGTTTCAGTTGATCGAGACTCCTCCTCCTGTAGACGTGCACGAGCTTCCTGTTCACGCCTAATATCCTCGTCAAGCTTGTTACGAGCTTTTTGTATTTCCTCAGCCGTAGCGGTATTAGTCTTCTCAAGCTGATTTAGTCGAGCCTGATCTTCAGCGACCTTATGCTCAGCCTCCATGACATTGCCACGAACAGCATAGTGCTGCTCCGATTCACCGAGTTGCAACGGGGCTCTGTAACCCGGACCGTAAGGCACCTCAGGAGCTTCCGGCAAGCGCGATCCCCTTGATCCTGTTGCACCTTTACCGCCCGGGCCAAGTGAATCCAGGAATGCCTGAGCATCACCATTACCGCCACCCGGAGTTGGCACTCCAGCAGTTGCAGGAACTCCAGGAGTCCCTCCAGCAACGTACCCCTGTCCGGGCACCCAATTGTAAGTTGGCATTCCAGGGCCCGGAGCCCAAGGTGGCGGAGCTCCCGCAGGAGCATTAGGCGCGACTGGCGTAGTAGGAGATGACCCAGGAGCGTTATAGTAGGGCGCCATACCAGACGGCATTGGACCCTTACCTTCAAGCCACTGTTGGTACCCGGGTGGCACCTGTCCGCCGTGCGCATCGGCGTACTTCTGACTTGCTTGATGCTTCGCTGTGATTTCATCGCGCGGCGCATTCGGGGCGCCTGGGGTAGTCCCCATTGTGGCACCAGGAGCACTTCCCTTCGAATTCCACAAAGCTGCAGCCGTAGCCAGTGCTGTGAACGCGGCTACGGCTGGTGCTAGCCCTGCAGCGATGCCAGCACCAGCTGTAGCCGCTTCTGCCGGCATCGCTGTAAGCAGAGTTGTTACAGTTCGTAAACCTGTGATAAGTGCCGTGATACCCTCAATAGTTTTCCATGCCGCGAAAGCACCGGCTACGGCGTAGATAAGCGCAGGATGCCGCCCCAGAAACGCCGCCACATCACCTAGTTCTTTAACAACAATTCCAATAACATTTATCGCATTTTGGAAGAAATTACGTAGGTCGTCCTTATGAGCGTCTACCCAACCAACGAGAAGCTCCATCTGTTTACCTACAACGTCTACGGCACTCTGTCCTGGAGGGGCAAGAGCAGAAGAGATCTTATTACGAATCTCATCCCAATAATTACCCAGAGTCTTTGTACGCTTAGCTACATCATCGATATCAGATCCCTGGGCTCGCCAGGCATTCCCGCCAGCCTTGAGAATATCCATATAGGAGTTTAATATCGCCTGAGCTTGAGGCCAGTTACGCGTCCCAAACACCTTTTCCATTAGGGCCTGAGCATCGGCCTGATCACCAACATTAATGAAGGACTGTATAGCACCAGATGCTCCCATTAGGAATTGCTGTAAAGTTTCTCCGCGTTTGGCGGCATCTTCTTCAGCATGTGCAAAACCGGTCATTGAACGAGTCGCCCCACCCGGGCCTAGTATTTCATCCATCTTACCAATCAAGCGCACCGATTGCTCAATGTTAAGACCGGCTTGCTGTAATGTTTCACCGAATTGTTGAGTAGTCGTCAACAGCTGGTTCAATGGAACAGCAGTCGCCATAGAAGTATTCATAATCGATGCTAATGTTGCATCCGCATCCCTACCAGCTACGCCAAACTGAACGAAATCGCCGGTGAGAGTACGAATATCTAAACCGCCGAAACGGTCCCGCAGCTCTTCGACGTGCTTGGTTAACGTGGTTAATGCAGGATCTCCACCCACTAACTGCAGTCGGTTAGAGAGAACCCCAAGATCGGAACCTATCGACTTTACGCTGGTATCTACACCTGCCATAACCTGTCGCGCTTGCGCATTGAGCGCCTCTAATGCAGGCCCGGCAGCCCCGGTAGAAGTTACTATCGCCCTGTTAATTCCCTCGAACTGCTCACCAATACCAGCGAGTGCAGCGAACGTGCCTGCAGCGAGACCCGTAATAGCCCCTAACGCAACAGCCGCCCCCCGACCGATCGAAGAAAAGTATCGATCATGAGCTGCCGACAGGCTAGCAACTGACCGTTCGGTCTCCTGTTGAGCCAAAGTGACATTTCGCTGCGCTTGCGCCATGGCGATAGCATTATCTTTATGAAGCATCGTAGTTCTAACTAGCTTCATTTGAGCTATTTCTAAACGATCAGCGGAAAGCGCTGCAGCCTTTTGTGCTTCGTCGATACCCTTCATCGCCGAAGTAGCACCACCTGCAGTATTCCCCACCTCTGACAACCGAGACGATAGAGTACGCGCCGCAGCTGCAAGCGAGCGCTCATCTAAGCTTGTCAGAACGTCTATAGTTATTGCCATTAGGCTTTTCGGGATCCTATCTGGTCGATGGACGCACCTGCTCGAGATCGAATTTCAGACTCCTGATTCAGTTTCTTGATCAGCCCGGGCGAAAAGAAGAACCGACTACCCCATTTATCACCTTCGAGATCAGGAGCCTGCACAGCTCTAACTACCGCGATCTCGTTGGCTATCTGCAGAATTGCTTTCCGATTATCGGAAGGCTCACCTTGACGTAGAGCCGTTTTAAACGCACCATCTTCATCCATATGCTCTAGAAACTCAAGTAGCTCAATGGACTTCATCTCACCGCTATGCCATTCACTTACCCGACGGTGGTGGAATCTGGACAAATCAGACGATATCTGACTAGGGTACAAACACCAAATCGCCTGAGCCTCAATTACTTTTGGAATCTGATGCTTGTCTTTCTGTTATGCGCATCATTTGCTCATGCCAGCAACGCCATACATCAACCGCACCCTTACCGCCTTCCAGTAGGCGTGCATAAGCCTTCTCACCCAGAGCTACCTGGACAACCCTAGTGCGATGTGGAGGTTTAACCAAAGCGCCATCTTTTCGGTACGGTGTCTTCAGCTCACCTCGCCGCACTTCTTGCGGGACAATAGTGCCTGATGGAAGTGTCTGCTCTTTGAAAATAATGTCAGGCTCGCGATCATAAGATTCCATCTCGAACATCAATTCCTCGTATGCTTCTTGCTGCTCATCGTCGAGCATCCCCAGGTTAGGGTGTGGCGGAAGCTCTAGAATCGACCCGTCGCTCAGCTCTAGTGGGATAGATGAGAACATGCTGTCGTATGCGTCAGCCTGTTCCCGGGCTCGAACACCCGAACCTGGGACTCTAGGTAGCTGTGATTCATGATTAGCCATGATGATTTATTCAGTTCCTCTCAGGAAGACAGGTCAGTAAATTGATTTGCCCATATAATCTGCTGATCGAATGGACATTCCCAGCACTCATTGAAAGTTCCAGTAAAATTCAATGACATAGCAGCTCCGCAGTTTGGGCAATGCATTAGCTACCGTGCTCATACATAGACGCCCACGCGCCGCCGCCGACCCAGTTCGCATAGAACGAGTTCACCAACTGACCAGAATCCGGATCAGTCGGGTCGATGTCAGTGAAGAACGGATCCGGCAACGCCGTAAACGTCAACGGACCCGCGTCAGGGTCAGTCTTTGACCGCTTCTCGTTGCCGATGTCCGTCAGCTTGACCATGGGGTAACCCTCAACGGAATACACATATGAGTCGCCGCGCTGCCGGGCGAACACACACAGGATCTGCCGGTCAGGGCTGTCGTAGTCGATCGGCTTAGAGATCACATAGTTGGGCTCACCGACGTCCTCCACGATCGAATACGTTCCGGTGGGATCCATTAGCGGCAAGTTCATACGGAGACGCTGCAGTGCTGGCCGGTATTTCTCGATCGCGTTGAACTGAATAGTGATTCCCTCACCCGTCAGATCAGTGTCGAACGGGAAGTTCGACTGCAAAATCATCTGATCGTCGTGCTTGATGGCTGGCTTACGATCAGGACCACCCTTTTCATCGAAAGCACCGGCACGCCACCACCCCTCATTTGGCTCAGTGTTGATAAACCACTCACCGTCAATCAACACATCAGCAAACAAGTCAGTTCGCAGCTGACCATCCAGTGCAAAGGGGCTCCAGTTGCGTACGGGGCTAGGCGAACCGGCTACCCAGGGGGATATATTTGTATTCGCGCCGTTATAGTCACGGAATAAGACCGCAGCTAACGGTCCTCTATCATAGAACCTATTATCAACTTGGCCGTAGCCTGCATTCTGGAAAGTGTTACCAGTGGATGGGATAGCCATTATTATTCGCCTTTCTTGGAAGCTTCTACATTACTACCAGTAGGCTCCGGTTCTGTTTCGCGGAGCTTGATTTCATGATCTAATAGAGCAAGTGGGTCAACGTATGACGCCAGTGCGCCGTACTTTTCCTCGATGGATTGTTTAGGTACTTTCGGCGCTTTGGTGACCTTGATGCGACGCACCAAATATGCCGCCACATGGTCATCTAGCTCGACCACATCGCCGACACGGTGGTAGTGCGGTTCACCATTAGCCACGTATTTACACGGCTTGGTCACCAAATAAAACGTCATCTTCCTCCTTCAGATACTCGATACCGATCTTTCCGTACTGGTCTCGCCACTGCTCTACCTGGGCAACAGTGAGGTTCTGCGGTCCGAAACTTAAATGCGCGCACGTGAATCCAGTGTAGATGGATCGAGGGAACATATTCACTGCGCCTTCATCTCCCACCCGGTCCCGAATGGTAAATGTTCGTCCCGCTATCTCACGCGGAGAAGGTGTCGACAAACGATCGGAAATGAGCTTTCCCATCTCATAGGTGTAACCTATGCAGTTGATTGATAACCAATCTTCCGTGGGGATAAGCTCGGGAGCTTCTGTTAGCATGTCACGCCAATGCTCAAAGAAACATCCATGAGCGAGTTCAGCTGTCCACCGGTGTAGATGCCAGTCAAGTAGCCGATCTCCAGTAGCTTCGAATTCGCGCCATATCGGCTGCGTTCGAGCGCATGCCCCGTTATTGATCACCTGTGCAGAAATAACGGTGTTAGGGTTTTCCTGTATTGTGTTAACAAACTCTGAGAATTTATCGGTCTGTAAAAATATCACATCATCATCTATTTTAACAAATAGCGCATTTTGATAATGAGCATGAGTGTAATGCTGATACACCATATTGTATCCATTACGATGCGGCCGAGTTCGAAAGAATTGATTATGTACAGTAATCCGATCACCGGCAATCGTCTTTATGTAGAAGTAGTCGACATGCTGACGCGCTAAATTCCAAGCATGAAATTGAACTTCTGGATTCTCAGCTAAAATCCTACGAATCAACGGAAGTTGTAAATCAATGTTAGCTTGACGTCCCCAAAATGTATACAGAATAACAGGTTTCATGCTACATCATTCCATAGATATGGGAGACCCATTTTATACCTTCCGACTTTACGTAGAATTGTCACATCTTCATAGTCACGCCACACCGGATATTGAAACGGCTTTAAGTATTCTACACACACCAGACTACCGTCTGGCATTGTCACTGGACCTAAAGTCCACGCCAACTCGAGCATCCGATCATGTGTCATTTGCGCCTCTTCAGCAGCGGCTGCATAACCAAGACTAACGTCGCACAGTGTGTGCACTGACACAAGCGGCTCATCTTCCCTGATCCAAAAATTTTCATCGCCGCCGATCCTAGTAACCAGCGTGAACGGCAACGGATCACCGGTGCGAAATGCAACTCCACTACGCCTCACCGGAGCCAACCAAGCCGCTACTAGCATCTCCGCATCTGGGGCATGCATATGGAATAACGAAGGCGGAGTTGGCATTTTTAGTCGATCTTTATGCCAGTTTCGTGTGCGTCATGTTCAACCTCTACAGTACCGCCATAGTGGTCTGCCGTCTGAGAAAACACGCCAAACTCAGGCATCTTACTTGTACCAAATTCAAGAAGGTTGGCTATCGGTGATCTTGTGATGACCCGTGCGGCAGGCATCGGTACCTCAAACCCCTCCGATTTCTTTGGCCCCGTTTCCTCTGCATGGATAGAATCACGGTAGGATCCTGGTGTCGCACGAGGATCGTCCCCGTGATACACCGGGGCTATCGAACGGGCATACCCTGCAGCTTCACGAGCAACCCTTATAACCTCTTCATGGATTTCATCAACTGGCATAAGGGATCTTATCTCGGCAGCTATCTGCATCTCTGTGTGTGCCACTGCATCTCCTAAATCGACGACGCTTGCCACTCACTGATGACAGTAACCTTGTACTGACGCCCTATAGCGTCAGTAGTCGGATGAGATCCTGAAATCACCTGATAGGTCTGCCCATCCACCATCAGCGCGTCGTTTGGTTGGATAGACATGACTGCATCGTGATTTGTTCTATTAACCGGAAATGTCGATTTCCACCAGTTAGTGGAAACGCCAACACCAATCTCTGTCGTTTTCTCGGATCTAGCCTCCCCGGCGCCGCGGGCAGCCGCCGGAACGATAGGGCGATGCCTACATCCTGTGATAACACCGATAGGTAGTGGAGTGATAACAGCTGCCCCTAAATCATCAACACCGGTCTGCTCGCGCCTAAGAATGGTAATGGTTTGACCACCAAATCCAGTCACCGCTTGCCGCCAACGACCAAATGATGCGTTGTGTATTCACGACATCCATGGCACAAGGCGTGCCCGCGGTGATTAACCCACTTGGCCGGCACCTTATGGCCTTTCTTGGTGTAGCAAATAACACATACATGAGTAAATGGCCCAGGGGGTAGTGGTGTTATCATTTCAGGCTCCTAGGCTACGAATGAGCCGATACTTATCCAAAATAGTCGACACGGATGGAAGCAGTGGTGTCGGATTCCACTTATAAACAGCATCATCAGTCGTCTTAGAAAGCAAACCAGATCCGGGATGACCCATGATTGCCATTTCTGACATTTGATCCACCAGGGTGAGAATTGCTTGACGCCAATCAGCCGCTTCATCCGGCGTATAGCCGTGATCCATAGTAATCACAATTCCGGAAGGTCGATGTGTCCAATGACCACAGTGACGAATTAGAATCTCACAGTTACGATTCCAGTTGTCCTGAGCCGAAATAACAATCTTACTCAAATCAAGAGTAACACCATTTTCAACAATAGAATCAAGTGTCACAACCTTCTGAGTGGGCAGCGTCAACCTGTGCGAAGTCATGCCGCCATAACCGAACCCCCAACCACCATATCCACCATATCCGTAGCCCCAGTTATATCCACCATGGTGTGGACCATTCATAGTCAAAACATCACCTGTGTACACAGGAGAAACATGCCAGCCAACCTCTCGGCGCGTGGCCGAGAGGGTTGCCGACAACATTCTTGCCGTCTCCGGATCACTAGCCGCCAAACGCCCACTGGTATAAGAATCGACGTCCGCAGCGGTGAGCTCACCAGTCACAAAATAATCCTAAACGTGGACGCATTGCCAGGTGATCGATGACGCACCAGGATTATCTACAACAGTGCCACCCACAGCAGTAGGCCACGTTGGTTCCGTAGACGCCGCAGAAGTTCCACCATCCAATGCCACAAAAACAGCACCGTAGGCCGTTCCTGTCTTTTGCGACACGTAGGCACCAGCAGCATATACCGTAGCAGTAGCCCATGCTGCGGGCTCCGAAAAACTAAGTGCGCGCCCCAAGTAATCCTTGCTGCCAGTTAAGATATGACGACCAAGAAAATCATGAGTATCGCTAGTACCAGGATGCGCATTCTGCAACCACCTACCAAGATGATCCTTGCGCTTAGTCGTCGTAACAGTAGCCATTAGTGACCAGTATCCTTCCGTGGGCGTCCCGGTCCCCGCTTAGGGGGAATAGGAGACGGTTTAGGTTCAATAACTTCGCCAGGGTGCGCATCGTTAGGTCTAACTCCGACCTGACCTGCACCCTGATCTACGCCGTCAACTTCCACTTTTACGTGTCCATCAAACGGATTAGGAATTACCGGTTCTGGGGTGAACTCCTCTGGCTGCAAGATGGGGCCATCCCCCACTGCATGGGGTTCCGAGGATTCCGCTTTGGCACTGGCTTCGGCCCGGGCTATCTCCTCCCGGGCCTCTGCCAACTCACGCTCGGCAGCCTCGGCCTCATATCTAGCTAGTTGAGCCCAATGAATGGACCCAACAGCTTGGCCTCGGCTGATTATCATGTGTGCGGGAACAATGGAATAATGCCAGCAGAGTTAATCACCAGCGGGCAGAAGTAGCCAGCATACGCTACCTGCACACCCATCACTGATGGCTCAACAACCTGCAAACAACCAACACGCTGTTCATACGCCTCGATCGCAGCCGTGCTGAATACAGCGGCCTGCTCTGAGCCTAGCCCAGCTGACATAACTGTCGGCAACCCGGCGATAGTGCCCATAACTCCCTGACGGAAATTACCGGCATCGAATCCGGTACCCCATTGCTGGAACACGCCATAAGGCGCGAACAGCGGAGCGAAGGTTTGCAGCACCGACGGGGACACGGCCAAAACAACCTTACCTTGACCGCGTGTGGCCAAGTACACCTGACCAGCAGCTTCCCATAATGCTGCGGCAAGCTCCTGCTGGGTAGGGGTATCCGGATATGTTACCGGAGTTGTTCCGACGCCCATTAGCGCAGTCCCGGTAGCCGCCTCAGTTTCGATAGCGTACTGAGCTGCCAGATCATTGATAATCACATCCCAAATCTGTGGTTGTGAGAAATCAACGGCCTGCTTCGAAACGTTGACATAACCGCCATAGGTGACTGCGGTGCCGGTTACCCGACCCAGCACCAACTTCTGGCTTACCATCTCCGTCTTCTCGTCACCAGCACCCCCAGCGACGCCCTGAGCAGCCGCAGCAGTGTGCTGAGTAACTAGCGGACGATGCCACGTTTGGTACGGCATCGGACGAGCACCGAGTTGCACAACCAGAGGACGTGCAGCATCGATGAAGTCGATTACTGGACCGACGATCGGGTCGGGGATAACACCTGACTCGTCAGGGGTAGTTATATGCGCAGCTGCACGCATATACATTTCAAGACGGTCTCCAGACTCACGGTTACCCATGGCTGACTTGTACATGTCCATGGCATAGGCCCCGGCCGACCGGTACTCAACAGCGCCAACCTGTCGACCCTTCATCGAGTCGATAGCCTGACCCACCTGGCGGGCACGTGCGCTGGACTCGAAAGATACCCGAGAAATGTCCTCGATTGTTTCGAGCTGGCCCTTGATAGTTTCCATTCTGCCGCGTGTTTCACCTATCAGGACTTTCTCATCATCTGATAGATCACGCTCTGACGACTGCGCCCGGGAGACGATTTCGTTGGCGAAGTTTTGCTTCTCCTGTAGCTCAGTTTCGAGCCGGCGAATCATCTCGTCATTGGCGGCGGCGTTACTGCCCTGCCTCATGATTGCTCCTTTTGTTAAGATGGCATGACGAACTGGATTAGCCCTCTCGGCCAGCGAATCAGCCCTCTCGGCTAGCGGAGCCCTCTCGGCCAGCGAACATCTACCAACTAATGGTAGATGATTAAGTCTATTCGAACCTCTTAGCAGCCCAACCGAATATTGGGTCAGCTAAGTATTCATCAATAGCAGGAGTGATGATAGGAGGTAGGGTCGCTGCATCAACAGCTCGACCAGAGTCACGAACCCCTAAAATTTTTGCTCCAGCATAAGCTGGCTGAGGAACAAAAGCCAAATGGTCTAGGAATGCCCGGTTAATCCTGCGCGTCATCGACCGGCGGTCCAGCCTGTGGTCTGCTGGCCGCGCCATGAACCCCACGCTGGGGGAGAGCGCATCATCCAAGGCTAACTGTAGTGTTTCGTCGCCGGCCGGAGTATTAGAAATTCTGACATCCAACCCTAGGCCGTCGGGGTGCCCCGGAAATGCTACTGCTACTTTACCAACCAAATGACCACCATCATGGCCTACGTTCGGGGTATGAAGCACTGCAGTGACCGGTATGCGCCGCTGCCGATTTTCGATGCCGTCGAAACTTCCGCGGGTGAAAATTTCGTTCCACACTTCATTTCGATACTCAACCCTAGTCGACTGTTCCCATGGAACAGCGATGATAGAGATGATTCTCTCCTCGAAATCGACATTATTTACAGCCGCAGCTGCGCGTTCCTCCACTACGGAATAGCTGTCATCATCAATATTTGTCATTTCCGCCTCACCACGGACTAAACGGGTTTATCACTGGCTGGAAAGAACGATGCTCCATAGATGCGCCTGCCATACTCTTTAGTGAATCGGGTGGCTCATCTCCGATCTGCGAATACAAACGCAATAGTGCCCTAGCAGCAGTTGCTCGCTTATCTGGAGAGATTCCCTGGACCTGGTTAAGCCGCGCAGCTGCAGCATGCACACCATTCTTATTAACCGCACCACCCGGCTCACGAACCGGCAAACTGTATCGACTCTTATCTGCCGGATCACCGGTACCACGATCAATAAGGCACGCTCGGCGCCACTGTTCCGGACTATAGTCCGATGGAGCATAGTTTCCCCATGGTGAATCCGATGCGCGCTCACCGGTCTCCAATTCCTGACTAGCATACAAAGCAGCCAGGGCAGCATCTGCATCTGGGCGAGACGAATGACATGACACCATTACATTGTTAGCTTGATTCACCACCGCGTAGGGTCTAATGACAGGGCAGCGCGGATCCGCCCTAACCGTCCATGGCATCAATTCATTCCCTTCGAAAAACCGTTTCGCGCCGGTTGGCCGTTAGATACGGGCTGAGGTTTAGGCTGTGCATTAGTAACGTCATCCACGCCAGTCAGCTGACTGGCTGCTGTTGGCTCGTCGGAGTATCTCTCCATTGCCCTGATCTCCGGAGCGGTGATAGCGCCGATCTCATACAAAATTTTGTACGCCTGAGCACGCTCATATAAACCAGGGCGTATATATTCATCAGCGTTTACCTCGACAATCTGACCACGCGGCAACGCCCAGTTCGACAAGGCCCCCATAACTGCAGCAGTCATGGGCCTCAAGCCAGCACGGAAGTGGTGATCAAACAGCGACGTCGCATTCGCATATGTCATCGACGACCCAGCAGCCGCCGACAAGCCCAGAAGGAACGGAGGTACCTTCAACGTCACCGCAATACGTGCCTCAGTGAACTGGGAAATCTCAATCAACGTCATATCACGAGCAGACATCGACTGAGTCTGATTCAACTTCATCCCACCAGCTACCAACGCTGGCTCACCCGCGTGGCGCACTCGGGATTCTACCCATAGCCCTAGTAGATTATCGGCTTCGTCTTGGGTCATATTTCGATCCACGCCGAACCAATAATGCGGTATCCCGCCAGTCTGGGCTATCCGATCGCCGTACTTCTGCAGCAACCCAGCTGTAACCATCCTGGCACCCGCAGCCTCGAGCGGAGAGTGCCCATGTGCATCAGCAGTGTTGCTGATGTTCCGAATGTGTAGTATTTCTTCAGTAACATTAATACCACCTAGATGGTATTCACGAGTGCCCTCTATTAGCTCTACGTTCATCAGCCACGGGGGCACCACACGAAACGTCAACGGATTCCCGTCAGCTGCCGTAGACATCGGTAGAACAAATGCCTCGCCCATCTGGTAATCCCAGAACAGTTGCTTAGCGAACTCTTCCCAGGACGTATAAATCGTGGGATCTGGATTGACCAACCAGCCTGGAGGTGGTAAAATATTGCCATTTTTCAGCCGATATGCGGGTAAACTCGACAAAATCGACGCATTCAGGTCGATTGCGGCCCATGCGGTATCGACAAGAGCCGACAACCCCATCTGCGACGATGACCAGTACATCGGCGTCGACCAAGCCCCGGGCCACCCAGACCACGGTGAAGGCTGAGGAAACGGCAATGACCGTGAATACGTTGGCCCGAAATCAATCTCCGCACCACACGGATCACCGGGACTAACCCCTGTGCCACCACCTACATCCGCAGGCGCATTAGTGTTCGGCGTCTCACCGTCATAATTTGGCTGGCCGGTAAGCCACCCCCAAAAACTCATTTACCAGCGGACCTCTGGAATTTCCGGCTTGTCCTCGAGACCAAAAGGCTCAGGAGCCGGAGGCAGGTCGGGCTGCGTCACATAGTTATCACGCGTAGCCTCCGGAAGACCAAAACCGGGGTCAGGACTGCTCATAATATTCCCTTTCTATTTAACTCATCGAGGAAATTATCCCCTAGCTTTTTGGCTTGAGATGCCGATATATTAAGACAGTTTCTATTAATTGGCATAAGATCTTTATCTGGTGAACCTTCTATTAGGCCATCATTTGCATAAGTACCTTTATTTATCATCACGACCAGCGAGGAGCTGGAATATCAGGTTTATCTTCCAGGCCAAACGGCGCAGGGCCGCTCGGTATAGACGGTTGAGAACTAGCATTCGAATAGTTAGGCATCTCATCGCCATGCCAGCCATCCCCCAGTGATGGTTGATTGGTCACATCGGCCACAACAATCACACTCCCATCTTATCTTTGCTCTTGTAGTAGAAGATTGCCGGCATCGGAGCTGTCTCAACTAAACCAAAACGATACGCTGCAGCTGCTGCCGCAACCAATTCCGGGCCAGTGTCATCAGTCCACGTATAAGACTTACCGCACCTACGAACATGCGCTGATCGCACAGCTGCGTCCAATTCATTCTGTCCAACATGGACAATCGTTCCAGCTGCCACAGCGCTCTGGAAAGCCCCACAAGACGCAGCCATATCAGGCTCCGTCAGTTTGAAGAATTCAATCTCCTGGCGCGTCAAATCTGGCAACAAACTACGCGCCTCGCCAGTGCAAACGGACACATCAGCAACATCCTTGGAAGCTATCAACTCGGCAACCTTAGCAGCCACCCAACTAATACCACGACCAGAATAGGTCATCACCAATGCTCGGCCGCCAACATCGCCGGCAACAGCGATAGATGCAACCTCACGAACAGTGGACACCGCAACCGACAGCGTCACCTGCCTAGGTGGCTCAACATCAACATTTTCAAGCGCCAACCACTTGATCGGATCAAACACCGGAGGTTCTTTCAGTCTTACAGGCTGATTCAGCCAAAACCGACGAAACTCATTCTCCGACGCTTGCGGATCATCCCAATAATCAGCGATACCCTCAAGATTCATCCACCCCGCAGCATCACCGTACGCTTCGCGGAGAGCTTCTATCCTTTGTGCCCTGTCGGTTAAATCCCAATCCTCAGACGCAGCGCGGTGATCAAACAAAAACGCTGATGAACTATTGCCCTCCCGCTGGAGCGCCTCAGCATACGCATGACTACCCTCGGCGACGGACTGCTCACCTTTGGCATACATGGTCGACGTTTCCAACATCCAACCGCCGGCCTCTTTACGCTTCAGCAAATTCCTCACCATGGTTTGGTGCATACGCCCAAGCTTGAAAACCCCGGATATCGGCGGAGTCATCAGGTGCGATTCATCTACCACGATGAACGTCGACTTAGCGCCGTCCTTAGCCTCATTCGAAGCCGACACCGGCTCAATCCTGCCACGCTTATCCGGCAGAAACGTGCGCGTCAAACCCGCGTCTATGGGGCCGAAACGATCAGATAGACGTGTCGAACAGGTATCCGGGTGGAGCATGTACCTGACACCGCCGTAGGTGTTCCCGGCCTGATTCTCTTCAGTGGCAACGTTGAGGATCTCGACGTATTTCAACATCTTCCCAACAGGCTCACCCTGGGTGTAGTGATAGCCCCAATCTGATACCTCACCCTGCTGCGCCCAGTGATCGAATCTGCACTCCCCGAACGCCTCGAAACAAACCAACATCGCTGCAAGTTCAGACTTCGATCTACCTTTAGCCCGAGATAAGAAAGCACGCCGAACCTGTCGATAACCATCCGGTGTTATCCTATAAGCCTTAATTACAAATTCCGAAAATTCATCATCCAATAAAATGGACTCACCCTGAACATCACCTGGGCCATGAACAAGGAAGTTTTGAATCCAGTCTATTGCATACCATCCAATAGACTCACGAATCCCAGGAAGAGACATTAAAATACCTCACCTAAGTCGTATCGCCCATGACTTCTCAGCATGACCAAGAACATCCCATGATAACGGATTCTCGGCCACATATTCACGCCAAGCCCGCTGCTCATGATCCTTACATCCGGAATACCTATGCCATTCATCAAAAACGCATATAGTGCCAGATTTTAAATAAGGTCCAATATAAGTTAAAGCAGTCTTTGTACTTGAATACAAATCAGCATCGAAATGAACTAATCCAATATAACCTAAATATGAAAAATCAAATTCCGGAAGAGTATCCTCAAACAAACCTATTACAATCCTACTGTTATCGATATCTTCAGGAGGGTCACACGCCATAGAGCCGGCAGGGTATCTAAATCTCCAATTCTCAGGCAATCCTTCAAAACTATCAAACCCAACTACTGGCATATGTTTAGCAATGATTGACATGCTAGTCCCACTAGCGACACCAAACTCAACAGCACTCCCAAACGGAGACAAGCCTATGACATAGCGAAGCAAAGGATAGTTAATATTCCTAGCATTACAATTACGACCCAGGGAATAATCCACACTACGCACTACCAACCGACTTCAACAACCTAGCCCGCTGACTATCACGCGCGCCGTCACTAGCATCCCTAACAGGAACTGGCGGCTTAGCCTCCGGGCTGCCTACCGAAACTCGTAACCTAGCCCGATCCTCGGGTGTTGCGCCGAACTTCGCTACGCGCTGCCTCAACTCAGAAGCGACCGTACGATCACCAGACCAGAACGCGGCGTGCAACACGGCAGTTTCAAGCATAAAACACCAGTCAGTATCTCCCATAATCGCAGCCTGTGGACTTGTGCGCCATACGTGCCACCAATCCAGTGTCGGCTGAGGCCACTCGTGGTTATCCGGCAAATCCGGCCCGTGAACCACCCCGTCATGCTCAAGCACCGTCAACTGAGGAGGCTTATTCCGGCGTGCCAGCGACGACGGATCCCTCGGAACGCGTCCCTTACCACTCATTAGCACACCTCCAATGTTTGCTGGACATAACCTTCTGGTTTGCCAATATCACAGGAAAGAGGGATGCCCCTCGATATTTCAACTCCAGTATTGTACACACTGCGAGCCATTTGAG